CACATATAGTTAATAAATTCTTTAAAAATTACTTGGTTTCTTAATTTATAATTACCTACACTTATTGTTTTATAATCAGCATTTTTAAAAACAGTATATGCACCGGCGTCAGGTTGGTCTACTAAATCATAATCATTACTACTATTATTTTTAAAATATATTCCTTTTATAAAAATTTTACTTGATCCACCAGAATTTAAAGTACCTGCAGCATTAAAAAGGTCTGTATTACTACTACTTAAATCAGAAGGTGCTATTTCGGCAGTACCCTTGCTGCCTACGCCGATATCTGCATCAGATGCTGTATCTTCTGTTAAATTATGATATTTATGATATTCAGTTAAAAAATCTGTATCAAAAGATTTAATAGCTAAAAATAGTGTATTTCTATTAATTCTCCTATTTGCCGCGCCATCAGTATTGGCATTAAAACTTTCATAATCAGCATCTAATTTTATATAATATCCGCTATTACCGTCATCAGATACTGAGTTATCAGTTTGTTTATCTGTATCATTAACAATTATTATATTATCAAAATTTTCTGTAGCATATATTTCAGGATTATTTTTAATAAAATCAGCATAGGCATCATATACATCTATTACAGTATTTATAACATCAAGACTTGCTAAAATATTTTTAACTTTTTCGTGATCAAGTATTGCTGTACCTGTTTGTGCTGCGCCGCTGGCAGAATCGACTCGTTGTGTAATAAATTTAAATAAACCAATGGTATCTTCAGTAATATCAGCAGCATCGTATTTTATATTATATATTTTACATTTTATGGCTTGTTTTATTAAATTTACAAAAGTTTTATCTATATCATAATTAGCAGCTTCAGCATTTTGGAATAATTTATCATTATCTGTATCATAAAATGTTCCTTCTTCTGTAGAATTCATAATTGCATCTAATAATTTAGTATAGTCTGTATATTCATTATTGGGATTTATATAATTGTTTAATTTTTTAAATAATTCATATGTTTTCATATATTCTTTATTTTCAACAGGTATGTTAGCCATATAGTATATTCTCTTCTATATTAATATATATATTTATTTAAAAACAAGATCTATAATAAAATGAAACTCCACTATTTTCATTATATCTAACTATTTTAACAATATCACCTTGCTTTAGACCAAGCCATTTAGCAATCGGATCATTATGCAATATAATAGGCATATATATTTTACTTTTAATCATATATTCATTCATAATATCAACGGCTTCTTTTTCAGATAGTTTAATATGCTTTGGAACATATTCATGTTTAGTGGGATTAAACATTAGTTGTTGAGCGTGAAAATACTGTAATCTACCATCATTCTTCTGAAATAACTTATCGTATTTATTAAGCTGTGAAATTATAGGCTGTGATATAGTATCATTATTAAATATTAATACATAATTTTTTTTATTACTATATCTATTTGTGAAATTAGAGATATCATATTCACATGACTTTAATTCTTCGAGAATTAATTTTCTCAACTTTTTAGTTAATGCGAATATTATAGTAGTATTTGATGTTTGATATTCAATAACATTTTTATCATTTTCATATTCTTCTTTATCAATTGAAAGTTCGTGCTCTTCAAATAAGGAAATATCGTCACCGCGCTCTACCAGCATTTCTTTTAAGTTCTTGATAATATTCTCGATATCCATTTTATATTATAACAAAGTTTAATCTTATATTATAGTATATAAAAAAATCAATTTTTATTAAAATTATTTATTTAATTCATTTTCTGCCATTTTAATTATATTGGGATCTATATAACTTTTCTTACATACATCATATGTATTATGTAACTTATTTGCCGTATATTCAATAGCCTTTTTAATAGGATTTTTAATATTTTTATCTACTTTAGTTTTCTCGAAAAATTTCATGAACAGATTATTTGCATTTAATGTTCGCAAATCTTTTGTTGTAATATTTAAATTATATTTTGAATAAAAGTTAGCTAAATATTTATTGACATCATGTGAAGTTACTAAACGATTTTCCGTATGAAATATATAATCTTCGTCTCCTTTTTTATCTATTTTATCATAAAAATATTTATATATATATTTATTTTTACAAACAGCTTTATTTCTAACACTTTTTTTACCAATAAAATCAATTTCTATTAAACCGGACTTTAGAAATATATGTTTTTTCTTTAAAGTAGTTAAACCATATGAGTTATTGTCCTTTTCATATTTTTTATTTCCGATTCTGAAACCACAATCAATTATAAGAGTAATAATTATAGCGCAAATTTTATTTAATGTAATAGCAGTATCTTTAATATCTCTGGTTATTTTCTTTTTTAACTTTGAAAAATGTTTAACTGAACTTTCAATTTTTTTAAATTTAATGTTACTTCTTTTAAGAATATACTTGGGATTATATATTACTTGCTTTCTATTTTTAGAATCATATCCGTATGCGATTATTTTTCCACCATTTATAATTGTTACATTATCGTAAGCTGGTGGTATTTTTAGTTCTTTTATTTTATTTATAGTTTCATTTGTTGTTATTTCTTTATTTTTATTATAATATTTAAATCCCGTTTTATAGGTACCTATTCTTTGTACTATCATTCTAATTAAATCGCAGCATAAAAAATGATATAAACAAAAGAATATATAATTATCCATAAAGTAAAAACGATATCAATGCCCACTGCAAAAAAAGCCACCACCCCCGTTGAAACCCAAGCGAAGGGAGCCAAAAAAGCACCTGTAGCCGCAAAATCTGTTCCTGTAATTAAAGCCGCGGAAGTCGTCAAACCAGTTCCGGTTACCGAAAAACCAGATGAACCTGTAAAGGCAGCCGATACCGCTACTACTGCTACTACTGCTACTACTCCTCAAGAAAACGTTCTTCAAACTATTATTGAAAAGGTAAACAGTTTTGTTGCCATGGGCAAAGAAATCCAAGGACAACTTAAAGTGCTCAGCAAAGAATGGGATAAGCAACAAAAAATCATTGACAAAGTACAAAAGAAACGCCAAAATGCTAAGAATTCGCCTTCAGGCTTTGCTAAACCCAATAAAATCTCTGACGAGCTTTGTGATTTCATCGGTGAACCTCATGGTACCGAAAAATCTCGTACTGATATTACTCGTTTTATCAATGCGTATATCAAAGAACACAAACTTAATAAACCAGAAAACAAACGTTTTATTCTACCTGATGACAAGCTTCGCAAAATCCTCAATGTAAATGAAAGTGAAGAAATTAACTATTTTATCCTTCAAAAGCTTATCTCTCATCATTTTCCTCCATCTGCAAGCAAGCAAGCCGCGGCCGCAGCAGCAGCAGCTGCCAAATAAAATTATTACAATTAAATAAAAATTGATATAAGCATATTTTTTCTTTAATACATTAACTGATATAATGTCTTATACTCAAACTACCAATGGCGCTACTGCTCTCAAAACTACAAACAACAATATTGTTGATTACTTTATGATGTTTGCACGAGATCTTGATAAAACTAGTAATCACGAATATCTGGAAAAGTGCTGGGTGGATGATCCAAAAAAAACAGTGGCTATCATTTTCAATGGTCGCGATAGAGTAAATGGTAAAAAAGAAAAAAAGGTAGCAAATGAAGCCATGTTATGGTTGAGAAATAATAAATTTATGACATATTGTGATAATATTCAAAAATATATTGATAAATATGGTTGTTGGAAGGATTTGCTTTATGTATCTTATTATCTTACTAAAAACAGCAATAAAAATTATGAAATCAATATGTTTGCAGATAAACTTCGCAGGGATAAAGCTCTTTTAGAAAATGATTCATCGGTATCTCTTTGTGCAAAGTGGGCACCAAGTGAAGGTGATAGAAATAATAAGAGAAGGCATATGGCTCTTCGCATTGCTTCGGCAATTTATGGCTTAGATGATAAAGCTAAGATGAAAAAATATCGCCAAGAATATCTAACGCCACTTCGTAAGAAAATTAATATCGTGGAAACTATGATGTGTGAAAAAAAATGGCATGAAATTAAATATGAGTGTGTTCCAGGTGTTGCATCTAAAAAGTTGCTAAATGCTTTTATGAAAAATGATAAAGAACGCTATGAAAAGTATTTAGAACAAGTTAGAAACGGTGAAAAGGAAATTAAAGTTACTGGTATTTTGCCACACGAATTAGTGAAATTTTATATTGATTTACGTCATAATGATAATTTTGATCCAAATGAAACAATTGAGTTACAATGGAAGGCAATTTTAGATAATGTTAAAAAATCAGGAAGATTTGATAATTCACTACCAATTGTAGATTTATCAGGGTCGATGTTTAGCGCAAGTAATGGTAGTATTCCAGCACAGGTAGCAATTGCACTTGGTATTTTGACTTCGCAATGTTGTAATGGCGCATTTAAAAATAAGTTTATTACATTTAGTGAAGAGCCTGAATTGGTAACACTGGAATATAAAGAACCAACTTTAATTGAATCATTGAAATCTATGATGGGCGTCAATTATGGATTTAGCACAGACTTTGTGAAATGCTGTGAATCCATAATTAGTTATGGTATTAAGCACAATATCCCCGATTCTGAAATGCCTAAAAAACTGTTTGTGTTTACAGATATGCAATTTAATTATGCAGACTCTGAAAAAAGTGGAATTGAAACAGTATATCAAAATATTATCAGAAAATATAAATCGAGTGGATATACAGCTCCCAAATTTATATTCTGGAATTTGAGTTCAGATAATAAAAAAACCTTTCCTGTTAATTGTGATACTGATGGTACTGCTGTTGTTTCAGGATTTTCCGAACAGCTTCTTAAGATTTTCATGAATTATGATGAATTTAAACCAGAATTTATTGTAAATGAGATTCTTGAACCATACATGGAACATATTATTATTTCCGACAATTAGTATAGATAGAATATATATTAATTATGTTTAAAAGAAGCTCTACAAAAAGTAAAGTACATCCAAAACCAATATCTCCCAAAAAAGATTTAGTTTATTCTTTTAATAGTGCTACCTATACACAATCATCTTTAAAAGATGACAATGATAATGTTATAGATTTTTTAAGTGAATATCGTAGGGAACCTATTAAATTATTTGAACTAACTAATAATTTTAAGGATAAAATTAAGTTTAATATATTTTTTAAATTTGATGAAAATGAATTAAATAATATTTATGATAAATTACTGCAAGATTTCATCAAAAAGCATAATTTGCAAATGCAATTGTGTTATGTAAAACTTTATTGTTTTGATTTTACTACTATCAGCGAAGATAGTGATGAGATAAAAACAATATTACGAAAAAAAAATAAATTAAAATCCAATAACTCTGAAGCAATTGAAAGCTACGATAGCTTATTAGATGATGTTAGCTTTTATGATAAAGTTTTGTTGGATATGCAAAGACAAGAATTAATGGAATATAATATTGAAATTAGAGATACAGATTTAGGAATAGCAATTAATACTTATTATAAAATTAAAAAGGATAATAAAATTTTTATATTTGTTAAAGAACACGATTCGAAGAGTTTGCTATCACTTTTTGATTCAATAATAATACCAGTATTAAAGGAATTTCAAATAGAACCATTAGAATATGATATATATATGTCTGAAAAACACCATCCATTTATATTTAGTAGTAAATTAAGGGATTCGAAAAAAGGCGAAGATGGTTACATTGACAAGTATTACGTTGAATTTGATAATAGAAAATATAGTATAGATTTATTATATAATGCTAAAATGCTGATATACGGAGTTAATAATATTCGTTACGTCAAAATGTTCAATTTTTTATATAAAAAATTAGTACAATACTTATTAGATTCTAATATATTGTTAAAAGGTTATTATCCTAAAAAAACCACAAATACAATACTTGGTGGTCGCAAAAAATATAAAAATATATAAATATTTAAATAATATTAAATGTTTTTTCTTTTATTACCACAAGACATGGGAATATATATATTGTATAAATATTTATATTTATCTGGAATATTTTCATATTTTGTATTACAATATTTATCAATGAGCATATCACCTGCGCGTTGAAATAGCTCGGCTCTTTCATGTTCATTCATCATTATAAATATACTTTTATATTACTTATTTATTTATATATTTTTTAATTTAATTTTGAGTACATAATTTATAAAATCTTTAAAAAAAATCTATAAACTTTTTACACCTTTGAACATTTAAAACGCCGACCTAATCCATATTTTTTTTTCATTATTATAACTTAACATTATCAAAACATTATATAAAAAATGATATATATTATTAAGCATTATAATAACATAATATTATAATGAATATTTTCCAACAGGATTTTAGTGAAAACGTTATTAAATTTCTAAATAAAAATTTTGAAGCTTTGAAAAAAATTTCCGAAACTGATAAACATTGCAACAATATTATCAAAAACAAAACACAATTTAAAAAAATGCTAAATGAAAGAATTAATATATATAATTGTGATATGGTTGAAACGTATTTGATAAAAATATTACGTCCTGAAATACTTTATTATACAGATAATAATACCGATGTCTATAAAGCTAAGTTATATAAATATATTAAAAAATTAAATAATAATTGTATTGATATACTTTATAATAAAATAGATTACTGTTACAATGAACGCAATATTGGTTTAAATAATTATATTCAAACAATTTCCTATGTATTATCTAAAAAAATATTTGATATTATGCTTTTAATTCAAGATAAATTAAATTATAATGATAGTGATATTATTAAATCTTTAAGTATAAAATATTCATAAAAATAATTTGATAATTTTGATAATTTTTTTAATTGGAATAGGCGAGGCCACCCATACCAGATAATATGCGGAGAACGTTGTAGTTAATAGCATATACATTTAAAGTACCTTTATTATCACCTGTGAGCTGTGCAGATAATGATAATATCGCGGTATCTATACGAGACATATTAAGAGTGCCACTGGGCTGGTGTTCTTCTGGTTTAAGTGCGAAAGAATATACATTAATACCTTGATGAGTTTTATTGGGAGTATTTTCGTGATGTTGATAAGGTTGTACAATAGAGAAATAATCACCTCTTCTGGTTGCAAAACGATCATTGCCATTAAGTAAGAGTTTAGCTTGATGTACGGGATTTTTGGAGCCTTCATAGATATTAGCAAGACCGTTGCTGGAAACAGCTGTATAAGCATTCGAAAAATTATTCCAGAAAACATCTGTATCATTACTTTTGACTGTCCATAAAAGTTCTTTGCAGGGATGATTGAAAGTTAATCTTACATTTTTCATGCTATCCGCGTTATTGGTAGAATCTATAGTATCAGCACCGGTGAATTGTAATTGTTCAATTAAATATTCGTGAGATAATTGAGCAAAACGCCTGCGCTCATCGGTGTCTAAGAATATATAATCAGCCCATAAAGTACCATCATCTAATGATAAATTACCTTGCATATCTGTGAGGAATAAAGTTGTATCTGCATCGGCGCCCCCCCCCTCTGGTGCTTGTTTATAAGCACCGTTTGTTCCTGTTCGTAGTTTATTACCATTTGTACAACCAGCGTTTCTTAAAAATTCGTCTAAGCACATATTATGATCTGAAGAATCAACAAGCTTAGCAGCTTCTTCATATTCAATAGTAACTTTAACTTCGTGATATTGTAAAGCAATTAATGGAAGAGCTAAACCTACATTGCGACAAAACCAAAACTCTAATGGTACATATAATTCATAATAACTACCAGCAGCTAATTTAGTACATAAATTATGATCATTGGCGCCAACCATAGTATTATAGCCGTATCTCTTTCCAACTGGTAAAGATAACTCATTCCAGATATATAACCATTCGGAATAATGTTTATCTATACGTTGGCCCCCAATTTCTAATTCCACAGATTTTAATAATTTTTGACCTACATTTGGTACTAATGCTATATTATTTTTATTGTAAGGGTCTCCTGATGACGCTGCTGGCACGGGCGCTTCATTAGATGTATTAGTAATTTTGCCACTGAAGTATAGACGGTGGATTAAATCACCATTACGGGTGATTTGATAGGTAACGCGAGATCCAAAAGTATTTCTCCCCGAAGGAGTTTGTTGAATAGCTTCAATAGCAAAGTTAGTATGACGACGATATACTACTTTGAAAAAGGTAATTTGAGGATTACCAGTTAAATAAACATCTTGCGCGCCATAAGCTACTAATTGAAGAAGACCACCACCCATTTTTAATTTACTATATCTTTTATACTATTAGCAAAGAAAAATAATTTAAATAAAATTTAGTTGGATTAGTTAGAATAAGCGAGGCCACCCATGCCAGATAATATGCGGAGAACGTTGTAATTAACAGCATATATAAATATTGTTCCATTAACTTTTGATGATAATGATAATACAGCTGTATCAATGCGAGACATATTAAGAGTTCCGCTTGGTTGATGTTCTTCTGGTTTAAGTGCGAAAGAATAAACATTGATACCTTTGTGATTTTCACCAGGTGTATTTTCGTGATGCTGATAAGGTTGTACAATAGAGAAATAATCACCTTTGCGTGCGGAAAAGCGTTCATTGCCATTGAGCATTAATTTAGCTTGCATAACTGGGTTATTATTAATAGTATAATCATTAGCACTTTTAGTTCCAGCCACGACTGTTTCGACAAATGCGTTAGAAGATGTATTGCAATCGCCAAAATTATTCCAGAATGGGTTACCCTCATTTACGGCATCTCTTCTTATGGTCCATATAAGCTCTTTGCAAGGATGATTAAAATTCATTCTTAAGCTTTTCATGTTATCAGGACCACTTGATTGAGTTATAGAATCGGTACCTGTGAATTGAAGTTGTTCAATTAAGTATTCATGGGATAATTGAGCAAAACGTCTGCGTTCATCAGTATCTAAGAATATATAATCTACCCATAAATTTGCATCAACTAATTCAACCTCTGATGTTGTGGAAAAGATCACAGAGGCGCCCGTCGCGGCTGTGGAGGGGTCGGCAACCATTTTATTTCCATTTGTAATTGTAGTTTCTTCTGCACATAAGTTAGTATCATTTATATCAACAAGATTGCCACCCGATTCATATTCTATAGTGATTTTAACTTCGTGATATTGTAAAGCAATTAATGGAAGAGCTAAACCTACGTTGCGGCAAAACCAAAATTCTAATGGCACGTATAATTCATAAGAACTGCCAGCAGCTAATTTAGTACATAAATTATTATCATTAGCACCTACCATAGTATAATAACCATTTCTTTTTCCATATGGTAAAGATAACTCATTCCAGATATATAACCATTCGGAATAATGTTTATCTATACGTTGGCCACCAATTTCTAATTCCACTGTTTTAAGTAATTTTTGACCTACATGTGGAACTAATGCCACAGCTTTAGAACTATCTTTATTTTTGATATTAGTATGGAAATATATGCGATGTATTAAATCACCATTACGAGTTATTTGGAAAGTCGCACGAGAACCTAATGTGTTGCTACCAGTAGGAGTTTGTTGAATAGCTTCAATCGCAAAATTAGTATGGCGACGATATACTACTTTAAAAAAGGTAATTTGGGGATTACCAGTTAAATAAACATCTTGTGCCCCATAAGCTACTAATTGAAGAAGACCACCACCCATTTATGCTATATTCTTTATACTATTATAGGAGAAAAAAAAGTATTAATTTATACACAATATATGTTATGCTGTATTTTAAATAAATTGATTTAGTTAGAGTAAGCGAGACCACCCATACCGGATAATATGCGTAGAACGTTATAGTTGACAGCATATACACTCAGAGAAGATGAAACAGATGGAGTTAAGTCTAATGATAAATTTAATACAGCGGTATCAATGCGAGACATGTTAAGAGTACCGCTTGGTTGATGTTCTTCTGGTTTGAGAGCAAAAGAATATACATTGATACCTTGATTTGATGGTACGTTTTCGTGATGTTGAAAAGGTTGAATTAAATTGAAATAAGACCCTGGTCTTTCACTGAAGCGATCGTTGCCATTTAATACTAATTTAGCAGTTTTTATTGGATTTACTGAACTAATAGCTCCGTTAATAGCTTTTATAGCAGTTTCCACTGTAGAACCATTTCCAGCTTGTGGTGCTTTAGTATAATTAAACCAATTTTGATTAGTTGAACTTTGAGTACTACCTTCAGCGGTGACAAACCAATATAATTCTTTACATGGATGATTGAAAGATAATTTAGGTTTAGCTTGTATTTCACTTACAGATTCAGCACCGGTAAATTGAAGTTGTTCAATTAAATATTCATGCGATAATTGAGCAAAACGTCTGCGTTCATCAGTATCTAAGAATATGTAATCAACCCATAAATTAGCAGAATCTAAATCTGGGCCAGTTGTACCATCTAAAGCACATTTAGTTTGAGTTTGAAATAATATGTTAACTTTAACTTCGTGATATTGTAAAGCAATTAATGGAAGAGCTAAGCCTACATTACGGCAAAACCAGAATTCAAGAGGAATATATAAATTTTGAGCTCCCGCAGTACCATCTTTATTTATCATTTTATCATAACCATCTTTTTTACCTACAGGTAATGATAATTCATTCCAGATGTACATCCAGTGAGAATATTGTTTATCTATTTTTTGACCACCAATTTCTAATTCTACATAATCTATTAAACGTAAGCCGAAATAGCCACAACCCGCACTTGAACCGGATTGATTTACTGCTAAATACATACGATGTATTAAATCGCCATTACGAGATATTTGGCAAGTTACGCGGTTGCCATATCCAGGATTACCATTGAAAGTTTGCTCAATAGATTCAATTGCAAAGTTAGTATGACGACGATATACTACTTTGAAAAAGGTAATTTGAGGATTACCAGTTAAATAAACGTCTTGAGCACCATAAGCCACTAATTGAAGAAGACCACCACCCATATTGCTATATTCTTTATACTATTATAGGAGAAAAAAAAAGATAAAATATTACACAAATAGAATACAATTTATAAATATTATATTTAAAAAAATAATAAATGTAAATAATAATTTAGTTGGAATAAGCAAGACCACCCATGCCAGATAATATGCGGAGAACGTTGTAGTTTACGGCATATATATTGATACTCGAAACGGTTTCTGATGCTGTATCAACCATTAAAGTAGCAGTATCAATACGAGACATATTGAGAGTACCGCTTGGTTGATGATCTTCGGGTTTAAGTGCAAAAGAATAGACGTTGATACCAGCATTAGAAGGGACGTTAGTGTGGTGTTGGAATGGTTGTACTAAACTGAAATAAGTTCCTTTACGAGAGGCAAAACGATCATTGCCATTTAATTGTAATATAGCTTCAGTGAAAGGATTTCCTCCATCTTTTTCAGCATCCGCTCCCACGGCTACAGAATAATTGTACCATTCACGAGTATCAATTGCAGTATGTTTAGCAACCCATACTAATTCCTTGCAAGGATGATTGAAATTTAATTTGATACGATTGCTTCCTGTAGATAAGCTTTCAGAACCTGTAAATTGTAATTGTTCAATTAAATATTCGTGAGATAATTGAGCAAAGCGTCTACGTTCATCAGTATCTAAGAATATGTAATCAACCCATAAAGAAACATTTTTAATATCAACAACTTTAGCGATATCAGCAGGTGTAATACCACGGCTGTCATTTACAACACATTTGGATTTTTGCTCAAATTCAATTTTAACTTTAACTTCGTGATATTGTAAAGCAATTAAAGGAAGAGCTAATCCTACATTGCGACAAAACCAGAATTCTAATGGTATATATAAAGTAGTATCAGAAGTAGAAGCAGCTAAAGTCGCACCTTCTTTACCTACCATTTTATCATAAGCATATTTTTTACCTGTGGGTAAAGATAATTCATTCCATATGTACATCCAATCGGAATAGTGCTTGTCTATTTGTTGACCACCAATTTCAATAACAACATTCTTTAGTAATCGTAAACCTAAATAGTTAACATATTCGTCGTTGCCACTATCGGTAACAGCAGGAATATCAACTTGTAAATACATACGATTAATTAAATCACCATTACGAGATATTTGGCAAGTTACAGTATTGCCATAACCGGGATTGCCATTGAAAGTTTGTTGAATAGCTTCCATCGCAAAGTTAGTATGACGACGATATACTACTTTGAAAAAGGTAATTTGAGGATTACCAGTTAAATAAACGTCTTGAGCACCATAAGCTACTAATTGAAGAAGACCACCACCCATTTTGCTTTATTCTTTATACTATTATAGGAGAAAAAAATATAAATTAGTACGCGAATAAATTTAGTAAAATAATATATAAAACTAAAATTTAGTAATTCTATTATAAATGAGATGTTTAAAGAAAAATCATCAAAAAAGAAAATTGCAACAGATACAAATGAAAGTTATACTTTAGATGCAATGCATAATAATATGATTAAAAAATTTGAAAATACCGATAGAGATTTAGAGTATTATAATAATTTATTAAAAGATTATGAAAATACTTCAAATATAATAGACAATCAATTAAAAAATGAAAGTACTGACAAAGATTTAAAAACTGAATTATGGTCAAGTAACATAAAATTGCGAGAAAATATAATAGATATCAAAAATAAAATTAAGGATTTAACAAATAATTACGATGAAATAGAATATTATAAAAATACAAGCTATATTTTATTTCAATATTACGATACTGTTGATAAGCAATCGCATATAAATAATTCGTTAGTTGGCAATTCAAATATCATTAAATCCTCAGCAAATTTACCTATAAAGCAATCAAGAACATATAAAAGTGAAGGCAAAAAGAAAAAAAATAGCACATCTTATAATGTTATAAATGTATTAGACGCTTTAAACAATATAAATAATGATAATACTATCGGTTCCTATGATTTAAAGAATGCCTCTTGTAATATAAATAAAGATACTGATACAAATTCTAATAATGCAGATAATTTAAATAGTGTAGATAATAATGATAATAACAATTTATCAGATACGAATGCTGATAAAAGCACATTAGTTGATAAATATATGTCAATTATTAATAAAAAATATGTTAGAATAGTCGAAGATATTAATATAGAAATATGCAAAGAATGTAATAGTCAAATGATATGTTTACAACATGACGCAATAATGATATGTAATACATGTGGCTATCAAGAGTTATTACTGGTTGAGCAAAATAGACCTATATTAAAACAAAATACCAAAGATACTTCGCATTTTTGTTATAAGCGCATTAATCATTTTAGAGAATGGTGCAATCAAGTTCAAGGTAAGGAAAGCACTGATATACCAGATGAAATTTTTGAAAAAATTTTAGCTGAAATTAAAAAAGAAAAAATTGTTGATCTCAAAACTATAACATATACAAAAATGCGTGATATTCTCAAACGATTACGTATTAATAAATACTATGAACACATTAACTATATAATAAATAGAATAAATGGTATTCCAACGCCCCAATTTAGTCCAGAATTAGAAGAAAAGCTATGCAATATGTTCAGAAGCATACAAGCGCCATTTTTAAAACATTGTCCAAAAGATAGAAAGAATTTTTTATCATACAGCTATGTTTTATATAAATTCTTTCAGATACTTAAGTTAGAAGAATATTTGAAATATTTCCCACTTCTTAAAAGTCGCGAAAAACTATACGTTCAAGATCAAATATGGAAAAAAATTTGTATAGAATTAAATTATGAAATAATTCCATCTTTATAATTTATTTAAAAACCAATTGGGAATCCAACAAGACTAAATCCAGCTCCTAATCCCACACCTTGTCTGGCGCTTTTTGAAATTACAGGAGATAGCAAATCAAGTATAGCAAATGTGCAAGCAGCAGTTAGCGCTAATAACCATATTTCATTCCATTCAAGCTTATTTTTTGGCAATATTATAGCAATAAAAGCTATAACTAAACCTTCCGCGAGATATTTGATTAATCTAAAACCTGCTTCAGAATAATCAATTTTATATTCCATTCTTATTAATAATCTCATATTTTTTTATAAATTAAAAATATATAAGATTAATTTTATATAAATTATCATAAAGAATCATGACAACAGTTGAAGATAAAAAAATCGAACTTGTAGATCCCAGAGTAGAAGATCATTTGGACGAAGATAAGCCTATTCGCGGTCAAAAATATGTGCTGTTATCTTTTGTAAGCCCAGAGGATGTTATCGCTAATAAGGAAGTTGTAATTTTTAGCAAATTTATTGAAAGCTTTTCTAATAATGTACGCGATATGTTTAAATCTATTAAAGATAAATATCCTGAGACATCGGATGTAATTGATAACCTTTCTGAAAATCACAAATATGTATTAGATCCTGCTGATTTAAATGAACAATATAACTTTTTTAAATCTGTTCATGGTCAAGATTTAGAAGCCAAATATCATACCGATAATAAAGGTATCACAACAATCCGTGGTGTAAAAGTACGTGGATGTTTTGAAACAATTGAAGAAGCTAAAACTCGCAGTGAGTTCCTAAAAAAATTAGGAGATAAATTTCATATTTATGTTGGCGAGGTTGGATGTTGGTGTGCTTGGGCGCCTGATCCAGAATTTATCAAGGATGTTGAATATGCTAATACGCAACTAAATACTTTAATGAAAGAATATAAGCAAAATATGGAGGATAAAGATATCATCTTTGAAAGTCGTAAAAACAATATTGTTGCAGCATCATCTAAGCAATCTTCACAAACTCCAACAGATGCTTTAAATGATGAAATTTCAGATGATACTAATGTAGAATTATCGAGTATCAAAGAAAGTATTGAGAATGTAGATGTATGGAGTGATCGCAAAAATTAAATACTTTACATTATTTAGAGTTACAACATTATAAATGAAGGCGATTGCGATATTTGTATTATTTATAGGTAGCCTATTAATAATTCAAGGATATTATAGCAATCTCAAAATGTGTAAAAAAGATAAAGTAGTTATTAAATATGTGCCAAGAGACGTTTACGAAGATCAATTGAGTCCTGAACAAAGTTTAGAAAAATTTTATAAAAGTATGTTTGAAGATATCATGTTAATATAATTTTTTTATTTTTATCCTCAATATTATTAAAATGGAATTACTAAGAAATATTGAAAAAAATGTCATATCTATTGTAAATGCGAATAACGATGCTATGAATTTAGATAATTTAAACAAAAATATAAAACTTTATTTCGAATATGTCGCAAATAAAGACAATATAGATAATCAAAAAAGAGATATATATATTGAAAAATATGAAAATGTTAGAATAGCACAAAATATAGAATATGATAATTATCTAAGAGAAAAACAGGATTTAAAAGCGCAATTAGCTATTGAAAAAACTAAAACAGCACTTCATAATTATCTAAAGCTCAAACAACCTTTTTATAATGATAAAATAAATATACATACATATCAAAATATTAATCTTACTAAACGACCAGATAAGATACCAACACCAATAAACAAAGGCAATCTTGCCAAACCAGTAAAACCAGTAAAACCAGTAAAACCAGTAAAACCAGTAAAACCTAAAATATGTCCTGAAGGCAAAGAAGTAAATCCTGTTACCGGAAACTGTGTTAATAAGTGTAAAGACGGTGATTTAAGAGATACTGAAACTGGCAAATGCAAAAAAATCAAAAAAGTAGTGCCAAAACAAGAACCCAAACAAGAACCTAAACAAGAACCCAAACAAGAACCCAAACAAGAACCCAAACAAGAACCCAAACAAGAACCCAAACAAGAACCCAAACAAGAACCCAAACAAGAACCTAAACAAGAACCCAAACAAGAACCTAAACAAGAACCTAAACAAGAACCTAAACAAGAACCTAAACAAGATAAATGTACTAAAGCTAAAAAACTCGAATGTGAAGAAAAAGGAAAAAAATGCAATCCAGATTCTGGAAGATGCATTAAAAAATAAATTGCGTTTTAAAATAAATTATCTAAATATAATAATACATTAGGATTTACATAGAACTAAAATGTCAACACCCATTGCTTCATTACCAAAAACCGCTGATAATAAAAAACAAGATAGAAATGATATAAATGATCCAATGGTACAAGATGTGCTCAACGAATTTCGCGACGAATATTCTTCGAATAATAAAAATAATGGTGGTGAAGGTGGAATGCTTCATGATATCGATGATATGGTATCATTTCCACCTGAAGATAATTATCCTCCGCCACCAATGAATTATAGAAAAGCACAATATAATATACGAGAAAATTATCAAAATGATAATCAATATCAAAATGATAATCAATATCAAAATGATAGAAATGTTAATCAACAATATTTAAATTTTGATATTGAATTAATAAAAAAAAATTTAACAATTGTAATAATTGTTTTATTAATACACAATACAGGTCTCATGACATTTTTATATGAAAAAATGCCTGAGTATTTGCATGAAAATTTAAACACATATGATATTGTATTTAAATCTATGTTACTATTTATTATATTATATGTATTAAATATAATGCATTATGTTTAATTTCTATATGTATAATTTATCAATTGACTGCTTCTGCTTGTAGTTAATGAAGACGAATATTTATAAATGAAAAATACTCCAATAAAAAATGTTAGGAAAATAGTAAATATAGTAGTTCCAAACAATATTTTATAAGATGTTAAATCATATTTTTCTTTATTCATAACAACTAATGATATTATGACTACTGCATATAATATAATTACCATAGAATATACAGCTATAAATAGATATTGATTGTTATATGTAGACGAACTATAGCTCCATAATAAAGTTATTACTACCAATATGCTCATTATAGAATATCCAAATAAGATAAAAGTATCTTTAACAACTTTATCATTTTCACTTTGCGATACAAATCTTTCGCTTGGCATTATTATCTATTAATCATAAAGATAATAATAATTTATACTAATGATTCAAAATTTAAATTACCATAACAACGAGAACTATCATAACCTTTCAAATGATTATTACTATCATTTAATCCCTGCGATTTATATAATTGTTGTGAAGTAAATTCTCCAGAAGTATCACCAACTTCATCATTGTAATAAGTATTATTAAATATGTTATTTTGTGCCGCATGTAAATGTTCTTGTGTAATATATGGCCCATTTCCACCACTGTCTTCTAATGTATTAATATCTTTTATAACATTTTTTTTAGCAGGATTTTCTAATTTACACACATCATTTTCACAATTAACTTTTTTATTTTTAGATGAAGGAATATTATTTAATTCTTTTTTAATATCATCTTTTATTTCCTGAATTTGCGCGCGAACTTTCTTTTTCTCCACAATTTCAGTATTATATATTCTAAAATATATAATTAACAATGCCAATGTTATAACAAATCCAGTAATATTATCAAGCAATACTAATATAGCTAAGCATAATATAGCTAAATATATTTGCATATAAGGATCTTTATATATATTTTTAAATGGTATATCACGTATTAATACCACTATTGATAATATTATAACAGAAACAATTCTAAATGTATCAATAATCATTTATTAATTTGATATATCTCTATTATAATTCATATAAAAAAATGATATCATATTATTTATGTAATATAAGCTGCAATAAAATATGTTAACTATCAATGGCTATAGCATTCTAAAATCTTCAGTAGATAATGATGTTTTGGCCAAGGTTAAGGAAGAACTTACTATGAAACCTAAGGTTAATTTTGATATGGGTATTAAAAAAGACAATGATAATACATTTACATTGTATAAAGAAACTGAAAAACGCTTGTATATTCCACGCTATTATGGATTTAATAAATTTGGCTTACCAAATGTATCTAAATTGACAGGTGGTTCTGATATAAATGTTGAATTTAATGGTAAACTAAGAGAATATCAATTGGAACCAGTTAATAAATTTTTAGAAGCTGCTAAAAATCCATTAAAAATGGGTGGTATTATATCTGTGCCATGTGGATTTGGTAAAACTATTATGGGGCTATATATTGCTTGCCAACTTAAAAAGAAAACTATGTTTATTAGCCATAAAGATTTCTTAAATCAACAATTTGTAGATACTGTTAAAGCATTTTCGCCAAATTCAAGTATTGGAATTATTAAACAAAATAAAGTTGATGTAGTAAATAAAGATTTTATTATTGCATCACTACAATCACTTTCAATGAAAGATTATGATATAAATATATTTAACGATATAGGATTTATTATAATTGATGAAGTACATCATACAGGTGCACAAGTTTTCTGTAGAGCATTTAAAAAATTACATACACCAATTATATTAGGGTTATCGGCTACTTTAAATCGCAAAGACGGAATGCGAAAAGTATTTGAATATTATATTGGAAGTTCGGTTTATACTATGAAGAAAAAGGAATTCACAGAAGTCGAAGTACAAATTCATAAATACTATGAGCCAAACATCGAATATTCAGGTATTAAACAAATGTGGAATGGGAAGGATAATATAGCCGCTATGATAAATAATATTTGTACATTTAAACCTCGAACTGAATATATAATCTCTGTATTAGAAAATATTATTAAAAAGGATCCTGAGCGCAGAATATTAATTTTAAGTGAACGTAGAAATCTACTAAATGATATTGAAAAGTATATTATTGAAAAAAATATTCTCAATAAAGATTATGGCTTTTATGTTGGTGGAATGAAACAATGTGATCTTAATGTGTCAGCTGAAAAGCAAATTATTTTAGCAACATACCAATTAGCATCTGAGGGATTTAATGTACCATCACTAAATACAGTAATATTTGCATCACCTATTTCTGACATTCAACAATCTATAGGGCGCATTTTAAGAGAACGTGCCGAAGACAGAAAATATATACCACTATGTATTGATATCTTAGATGAATTTTCAGCATTTAAAAGAAAAGGTTATACGCGTGCCAAGTTTTATAACACTAATAAATATAATATTTCTTATTATCAAGATAACGAATTACTGAATTTTCAAAATAATTCAGATGATGAAGAAAAACCTAAGCTAAAATTTATTGAAGAAGATGATTAAAATATTATTTTAATATAGTAATAGTAAATATGAGAGATAACGAAATCTACTATATAGAGATCATATGTATTATATTTTTAATATTATTTATAGCATTATTATTTTTTAATGTTAAATTGGAAAAACCTATTGATGAAGATAGTGACGATGACAAATATATTATGCCACCTACACCTCCTAAAATATGCAAGCCCAATATTGATGTTAAAGTGAGGTGCCCACCTAAGTTAGTTAATTTATATAATGAAGATATAAAACAATTACCAAATAAAAACGATATCAATGTTATAAATAAAACTAAAATAAATTTATATAATAATAACTATTCTGAAGATAATCCTAATTTTAATAAATCAATTATAACACAAGATTCAGTAAAATCAAGCAAAGATAGAGAATTTGCACCAGAATTAGAAAAAGTGTATACTACAGATCTCGCTGAAAATATAAATCCAAATATAGACCATACCCAGATTTACGATTATTCTGTTAAACCTAATAAAAGTGATTTACCTATGGTTAACATGCCCGCGTGTTATCTAAAAGGTAATTCACGATCTTATAAATTATCTGATAAATTATCCCATTTATAAAAAGAGTACATAATTTTATTTTTCTAATGATTTTATAAACTTTATAGAATTTAATAGTATTTTATAAATTATGTACTCTTTTTTAATAATTATTTAAAGAATATTTAATATAAAATAATAAATGTTTAAATACTGCATTATACTCACAGCACTATCTTTTGTAAGTGCATTTTCACAAATTAATATTGCATTAAAACCCAAATGTAATATTAAAAAACCCTATTTAAATATTAAATACGAATCCAACCTAAAGCCATTGAATTGTTCTATTTATAAATATAAAATAGAAGAATATAAAAATAATAGATTAAAAGCTAATAATATTATTAATTATAGCGTAGCAAAGTATTATTTTCCTGTTAATTCCATTTATGAAGGATATAATACTTCTTTTCAGGTTATCTATAATGATATATAGATTGATTATTGGAATATTTTATTAAATTATTATTTACTAAAATTGTTGACTATATTCATCTACTTTAATAATTTTTTTTCGTAATTCATTTGCCATTGCTATTTTAGTTTTGTCAATATCTATATTTTTGCTTTTTAATAATATATCACTATCATAGCATAAAGTAATGCCTCTATTTATTTGATTAATTCTATCATCTGTATTATTTGGCACATATACATTATCTATTAATAATTCACGGATTTCAGTTGGTTTTGTAATGCAATTTGATACTTCTGTAACTATTTTATCGCTATTTGGTTTATATGTAATACCCATAGGATACGTTACGATTTTAATAAGTTTACCAAATACGGGATATGGAAAATTATCAGCAATACCATAAATATTTTTTTGTATATTATTATAATATTGATTGAGTGAATAATCTAATAATTTTTCAATATCTTTTACATTTTTATTTTTTTCATAGTACCATAGACAAGCATAAGACATATAAATATCAGATAATATATCAGCGTATCTACCTGATATATATTCTGCTGTTTTTATTTTACCACCCATAAGTAAGGCTATATTTGCTGAAAATGCAAAATTTGCAACATGGCGTTTTAATTGCATTTCATGAGTTTTATTACTTTTAAATTTAAGATATATACCATAAAACAGAGATCTATTTAAATTTGTAATAGTATGTTTAATTATTTTTATAAAATTATTATGAAAATCATTTTTGTCATTAGCTTCAATCGCATTAATTATATTTAATAGATGTGGGTGTGATCTATTTAAACCTTGGCCAAATATTATTAGTGAGCGAGTTAAAGTATTAGAACCTTCAACAGTGATAGCAACAGGTGTAGCATTATAATTAGATGCTAAAAAATTCATTGGTCCCTTACATATTCCAGCACCTCCCAATACGTCCATACCATGATTAACGGAATTGCGACCATATTCAGTACACTTATATTTCATGATTGCAGATAATACGGGTGGTTTTTCACCTTTACTAACAATTGCGTTAAATAAATTTTGAGCTGCAATAAGCTTATAATTATTACCAGCTATAACTGCTAATTTTTCTTTTACACCTTCCATCTCTGCAATTGGTATATTAAACTGTTTGCGTATTCTCGCATATCCTCCAACACCTAAAGAACACAATTTAGCAGTGGCAACAGACATTGCTGGTAGTGATATTCCACGTCCTTCTCCAAGAGATTCCATTAACATATTCCAACCAAATCCACAATTTTTTTCACCACCAATAACACAAGACATAGGTATAAATATATTATCCCCTTTTATTGTTCCATTCATAAAACCAATATTTAATGGATTGTGTCTATTTCCAATAACTATATCATTGTAATTATTTTTTTCAAGTAAAGCTACAGTAATGCCTTCATTACCATCTTTTAATAATTTATTTGGATCAATTACTTTAAAAGCTAATCCAATTAAACTTGCTACTGGCGCCAAAGTAATATATCTTTTCGAAAAAGTAACTCTAATCCCCAATATTCCATTTTCTTCAGTAACATATCCTTCGTCATACATCGATGCAGCATCTGAACCTGAATTTTCTGTGGTTAGACCAAAACAAGGTATGTAAGTTCCATCTGCTAATTTAGGTAAATAATTTTTTTTTTGCTCTTTAGTACCATAATGATATAATAATTCACCCGGACCTAACGAATTGGGTACCATCACACTTACAGCACCAGCAACATTTTTACTGGCTATTTTCTCAACAATTAACGAATGCGCGTGTGCACCAAAACCTAAACCATTATATTTATTAGGAATAACTAATCCCATAAATTTATTTTCTTTAATATATTTCCAAGTTGCATTAGATAAGTTTTGATTTCTTTCTACATATTGATTATCAATTAGTTTACATAAACTATTTGTTTGATTGTCAATGAAACTTCTTTCTTCTGTTGTTAAAGATACATTATATTTGTTAACTATTTTATTGATATCTAAGTCACCTTTAAAAATATCACCATCAATAGATACTGATCCTGAATTTAAAGCAGCTTTTTCTGTTGCAGAAATTTTAGGAATTATACCTTTTATAATTTTAAAAGCTTGGTTAGATATTATTTTACTCATTACTTAAATATGTAATTATTAATTTTTTATATGAATTATCATTAGTATTTTTAAATGCAATGGTATTATATTTATTTAGTATAAATACTCGCTCCTTATTAGTTAATATATATCTATTAATATATTCAATAAGATCATTTAATGTTTTATTACTAATTATAATATCTTTCTTAGCCAAAAAAGTTTTTAATACATTTTTATATCTTAAGACATAAAGATCTTTAATATTATATAATCCTGTAAGTATATTATCTTTGTATTCTAATTTTTCTACTAAATTATCAATAATAACATTATTAATTATTTTAGTGGATTCTTTAATAACATCTTTTAAAGCAAAAAAAGAGTCTATATGAGTTTCGTCGCGAATATTGTTATTGGTTTTTAATGTTAATAAAACTGGTTTTAAATTATCTCTAATTTTACCTCTAACAGACCAAGAAGGAGTACTATCAAATAAATAAGGAATGTTATTAAAGTTAGCATAATTTATAATATCAGCTTTTTTAATATTGAGCATTGGACGCCAAAAATTAATACCATCAATGGTTTTAAGTATTTCCATTCCAGATAAATTTTCATAATTATTTTTATTTGTTATATTTGTAATTATATTTTCAAAGCAATCATCTTTATTGTGACCTAATAATACATATGTATTATCGTCGCTTAGTTTATCATACATATTATATCTTATTTTTTTTGTCAAGTCTTCATAAATATCTCTTAATCCATTTGTTAAACAATCTAATCTGCTAATTTCTGTAATAGTTCTATAAACCAATTTTACATTTAGCAAATTACAATAATAATTAACAAAATCTAATTCTTCCATTGATTCGATGCGATTATTATAATTAATATGAACTGCTACAACATTATTTGATAATTTTTTAGCAATATGTAAAGCTACTATGCTATCAACACCACCAGACAATGATACTATAATTTTACAATTATTGTTAAGTTTACTAAATTCACTTTTAAATTCCGTAAATACAATATTATCATTTTTAACTTTTTTATTTTCCAAAGATTTTTTATCAAAAATATTTTTATTAATTTCTTCAATTTTTTTTACATTCAAAGTTTTACTTAAATACGTATCATTTATGTCAGCATAAATGTTATTAATAGTAACATAGATATATCTTTTACATTTAGTTTTATCTATTTCATTAGATTTGTTATATAAATTAATATAAATATTAATTATTTCATGTATTTTATCAATGTCTTTGACATGTCTATATGGTAAATAAACAAAACATAATTCATCGACTGTTAATAAGCCTTTATATATACTTAGTACATAATTTGAAAATTTAATAGCATCATGTGAATATTTAATAATATCAATATCATTATATAATCTTTTATAATGTCTTGTAATTTGATCAAGTAATAAAATACATGAAATTAATGTCTCTTTACTATAAAATTCTTTGAAATCTAATATTTGTTTTGTATTTTCAATATCTTTCAAGTATTTATTACATAAATATTCGTCTATATTTTTATTATTAGCAAACCAATAAGATTTATTGTTAAACCATTCATAATAAAGGCTATTCATTTTTAATACATATTTAAATATTAAATAATTGTTATATTGTTTTTATTTAAAAAAATGATAGGTATTATATTACAATAACACATTATTAATCTAATGCAAGGTATTATTAGTTTTTCAAATAGAATAGCTTTTAATATCAAAAGTAACGATCATAAAGATTTAATATTGCATGATTTATATAATAAATATAATATTAAAATCTTGCAAAGACATCATCACAATTTAGACAGTAATAATGTTAATTTTATTTTATCTAACCATATGATGAACTTGAGATCAAATGGCAATAGATATTATCTTTATTTTACACTATATAATGACATTGAAACAATGTATTATATTGATAAAAAAATACATCCGGGTTATCAACGTCCGCGTATTATATTTGGTAGAGGATTATTTGATAAAAAACTGTTTAGAAATACATTGTTAGATGGTGAAATGGTAAAATGTAAAGATGATACGTGGACATTCTTAATAAATGACATTATTTGCTATGAAGGAATACATTTAGCAATCAAAACATTACCAGAGCGATTAGATATAATATATAACTTGCTAAATAAACAATATACGCCTGATAAAACAATTGACGTTTGTAATTATAAAATTAAATCATACTTTAATATGTTTAAAGAATCGATTGAAGAAATAGAAAAAATATCAAAGGAGCTAAATTATACATGTAGAGGTATTTATATTTGGCCATATAATTTAAAATATAAACCTAAGCTTTATAATTTCGACGATTCAAACATCGTAGAAGTAGTAAGAAAAACAAAAGATATAACCGAATTTAAAACAATTAATGCTACTCAAACTGTATCCAAGCAAGAAATATGCAATTCCACTAATACTGTAATTAGTGAAAATGATAAAGTGCTATATCTTACTAAAACAAACGAGCCTGATATATATAATGTTTATGATAAAGAAGATATTAAAAACATGATGGGAATTGCACTTGTGCAAACACTTAGGGATAGTAAAATGCTGAGAATGGCATTTAAAGATAAGAATGCTATGACTATCATTGGCTTTATATGCAAATATAATGACAAATTTCAAAAATGGCAACCTATCGCTATTTCATAATTGCAGGTAAAGAAGGATATGATAAATAGTCTTTTAGTTCAAAATCTTCATATTTTAAGTCTTCAATCCATTTTATTTTTTCATCTATTGTACTATCAATAGGTGGTGGAAATTTCTTTATAATAAGTTTTGGCAAATTATATGGTTTAAGTTCTATTTGTTTATTAATTTGCTCAGCATGCTCCTGATAAATATGTGCATCACATATTGAAAGGCAAATTTCGGAAATTTCCAAATGTAAAACTGAAGCTAGTATCTGTGTTAAAAGTGCTGTACTTGCAATATTAAATGGTAATCCTAAAAATAAATCAGAACTGCGTAAAGTCATATGACAGGATAAACCTTTTAACGTTTTATTAAAAATATATAATATATGACATGGTGGTAAAGCCATTTTTTCTAAATCTACTGGATTCCATCCAGATAAAACCGCACGTCTACTATTATTAGTTTTTAATAATTCTTCTAATACATACTTAATTTGATCTTTACCATTTGTATTATTATTATTATAATCCTTTCCAAATTTGCGCCATTGCCATCCATAAACGGGTCCCAATTCACCTTCTTTATAATCTGTTAGTCCAATACTATCTAAATATTCTCGCGTAGAGTTACCAGTCCATATATTAATTTTCTTATCCCTCAATTCATTTGCATCAGTTGAACCTCTTAGAAACCACAAGAGTTCTTCTATAATTCCTCTAAAAAACATTTTTTTAGTTGTTAGCAAAGGGAAATTATTTATATTTGTAAACTTAATCATGCATCCAAAAGTAGAATATACTATTCCATTTCTTGTTGATTTTATTTCGCCTTTTTTAAAAGTCTCTTTTAAAAGATTTAAATATCCTACTTCATTTTCAAAATACATTTATTACCTTATATTAATAATCGTTTATATAATCATTTAATTAATTATAGCGAATAATTGTCACATCTTTATAAACTGGAAATTTATTCAATGTTTGATTATAATATTGTTTTATTAAATTAAACTTAATAGATCTGGCTTTTGATAGAGTAACCGCGTTAGAATGAAGCTTTAAAACATTACTGCATTTTGATACCACAATATATTTACTTTTATATTTATGATAAATATAAAAAGATAAACATGATAAACCAAGAATAATACCCACATACATTTTTAATTATATAATTAATAATAGCACAAATCTTTAATTAGTTTATAGCATGCAAAATCATAATATTTATGTCTATTGTTATATTGATAAAAATTATCGTTAGGATAAATAATTGGAATAGGTGTAATATATAATTTACTGGGAAAATATCTAAAGTGGTTGAACATAATGTGTTCTATAATTATTAGAACCTAATATCATTTTTTATATATATTTAATCATGTCAATATTTTCATAAAGTCGTCTTAATAAATAAGGATAAATATCAAAAATATTGCCATACGGCACATACTTAAATACCGTTTTATTCTTGTTTAATAAATATTCTGTAGATTTATCTCCCATCCCCAATAATTGCGCATATGATATATTATTACCACCATTTAATGATAAAGCATATTCAATCGATTTCCTATTATGAGTGGCTATGCAAATTTTATTTGAGGTATTTGCAGTTATTAGATATTCTATTGCTTTATTGTAATTGACATCAGTTTCCCTCTTTAGGCTAAATAATTGCTTATCGTATTTATTATAATATGCTCCTCTAACTATTTTAAAACCTATTTTATTATAAGTATCTAAGTCTTTTTTTAAATAATACAAACTATTTTTTTTATACATTTGATAAGTTTTAATTAAATGCAAATTGTCAACATTTTTATATTTTTCTATAAATTTATTAAAAACTTTATTTTCATAATCGTATTTATCAGAATGCTCTGCGTCAAAATATATATATTTATTTTTATGATTAGTATTTATAACTCTTTTTATAAAAATATCAATATTTTCTTCAGGATTATATTTTGAAAATGATGAAAGCTTTATTGAATATCCAATGTCCTTATTAATATGTTCATTATTTATTTGATTTATTAATAAATTAGTTTTATCATTATAATTAATAACATCAAATTTATTTTTAGAACCTTCTTTAGCGTAATCAATTATAGGTATAATAGATTTATCATATAATTTATTTATGAAATTAGATACGGCAATATAATTTGTACCACCAATAAATTTTAATAACATAAACTTATATAATTAATTAATATTTTATTTAATTAAAAGTAATTATGAAACATGTTATTATTGGCGCAGGAATAACAGGATTATATTTAGCATATAAATTAATTAAAGTTAAAAATGTTGACCCTAATGATATTGTTATATATGACAGACGCCATAGAATAGGTGGGCGCATATACACATATAGTAATAAAGGTTTCAAGTATTCAGTTGGAGCTGGAAGATTAAATAAAAATCATAAATACGTTATGAAATTAATTAAGGATTTTAATTTAGAAGACCAAATTATAGATATTAGTAAAGATAAAGGGTATTTTATCAATGGAAAAATGATGACCGAAAAAGATTTATTAAAATATTATAACTCAAAATATAATAACTTAGAAGAATTATGGGATTATGCTATTAATTATAAAACAACTGTAGATAAACACAATTATAATTTACATAATTACTTTTCACTATTTATGCCCTCAAATGAAGTAGAAATACTTAATAAATCGTTGGGATATATTGGTGAGATGTTTGATATGAATGCTCATAATGCTATTTTGACATTACGTAAAGATTTTGATGTAAAAAAAAATGAATTCTTTGTATTAAAAGATGGAATACAAATACTTTGTGACGTACTTTATGAATATTTAAAATCATCAAATGTTAAAATAATGCTAAAATCAAATATGACAGAAATTAATGATGACGATAAATCATATATGGTACATAATAAAAAATATAAATATGAAAAAATATATTTTACTATTAAAAGAAAAGATTATACAAATCTTAATTATTTTAAAAGATACAAAAATCTATTTAATAGTGTAAGTGATGGTAGACTTTTGAGAATATATGCACAATTTAAAGATGTATGGTTTAAAGATATGCCAAAAATAATGACAGATAATAAATTACAGTTTATTATACCAATTGATTATGAAAAAGGATTAATACAAATAAGTTATTCTGATAGTTACAATGCGGATTTTTGGAATGCTATTAAAAGCAATAAAAAAGTTAAAAAGCAAATCAAGAAATTATTAGATGAAATGTTTCCAGATAAAAAAATAAAAGAGCCCGAATGGATTACAATGCATTATTGGGATGCAGGAGATCATATGTGGAATCCGGGTACAAATTCAAAAAAAGTGCAGAAATCTTTAGACAATATATATCTAAAAAAAGGTATTTATATTTTAGGAGAAACTTATTGTGATAGACAAGCGTGGATTGAAGGGGCGATTGAAACAGTTCATAAGAAAGTTCTAAATTGAATTGTTAATAAAACAAGAACAATTTAAAGGATTTTCACAAAATCCTATGCAAAATTTATTATTCATTATTTTTTGCTTTGTTTTTTTATATTCTTTTTCGCGTTCTTCGCGCTGTTTATTTTTAATAACATTAACTAATACTAATGCTCTATTTCTCATTAGTATACTGGATAAGTTACATACAGATTTTGTATTATTCATAATTTGTTGTGAAGACATTATTGATGCTCTATTATATATAATTAAAAAATAATATATACTTATGTCATTTTTTATATTTTTTTAGAAAGGCACAGTCATTGTTTGGCGTCGCAAGGTATTAACTTCGGCACCCTTCAAATGTTGCGAGCAGTTAATTTCACTTTTTTCAGATTTTTTATTAATTCTAAGACGAATAGGTAGCACATATCGCTCGGTATTACTCGCATATTCAAAATCGCTCTTAGTAGATGAGCTGCTTGCTTCATTACCATAACCGAATCTCGCAGCATCACTTTCCATCTGTTGTCCCCCGCGCGTAACGCCGCGAGTTACTCCGCGAGTTACTCCACGAGTTACTCCACGAGTTACTCCACGAGTTACTTCAACAGGTTTAGGTTTCTTAAATACCATGAATGTAAGATAAATCAAACCCGTATGTTCAGTAGTTTTTTCCATACCCAACTCCAAATCTTCCTTAGAAGGTTCATAACCAACATCCATGGCTCTTTTTGCCACCCATTGATATTTCGCATTGGGATTTTGGTCAAAATTATAGCTTTCACCATCATTAGCTGGGATAGTCCACAATGTACCATCCCTTTCAATGTTGTATGGAATAGTAGAATATTCAGTAGTATATTCAGGTTCCTTATTATCAACTGCAAATCCAATTGCATAATCATTATTAGCATCATTCGTAGCATTGATCGAAATATTGCTAACTTTAATTACAATAGGACCTTCGTTTGTAATAACACGATAACCCTTCGTGTAATTTTCACCTTCTCCTGACTCAAATACTTCAACATTATAGTTTTCATAAAAGCACTTTCTCTCTTTTTCATTTTTGCAGATCTCAGAGTCCTTACCCTCGCCAAAGTTGAGGTTAAGGCTAACATTGTAGTTGTTGGTGTTGTAGGCGACGTTGACGATTTCAGTGTTGTTGGAGAACATTGTTAGATAAAATACTAAAAAAAGTACTATCAATTTTTATTTTTTTTATATAAAATTTATGCTAAAAATAATAGTAAAAATGAAAATTAAAATATTAATATTATTATTATCAGGTATGCAAATACAAGCTTTTAATACAATTTCATCATTAACTATGATTAAACATAACAATAATATAAATTTTAAACCTGTGCATAAACATAAGTTAAATAGTTATTTTAAATTAACAAGACCAGAGGGATTAGCTTATGAATTTGCTCTACCTTTATTTGGAAGTTATTTAGCAACAAAAAATATAGCAACTTCTGTGAGCCCCAGCGCACTATTAATCGCGTTTATAACAACATTAGTTGCAAGTAATTCGATGGTAATAAACGATTACTATGACTATAAATCGGGAACCGATAATTTAAAAGATTCTAAAATATTGAATAAGAAAATTTTAACTTCAGAAGAAGTGCTTTATTTTTCAATGTATTTAGCTTTAACATGTTATTATTTAACATCGCTTGTTAATAATAATATTATTAGAAATATAATATCAAATACAATAATATTAACATATCTATATACACCAGTATTAAAAAATATACCATTTGTTAAAAATATTGTAGTGGCTTTTATTGTTGCACAAGCTCCTTTAGTTGGGGGGCTCGCGGTTAGTGGAAATATCTATTATATTAAACCAGCTATAGTATATCTATTCAACTTTATAATGTGGCAAGAATTAATGCTTGATATTATGGATATGGAGGGAGACAAAAAAAATAATATTAAAACAATACCAGTAATATATGGGTATAAAAATGCTAATATTATTGGTATTCTATATTTATTATTAGGAACTTTATTACCATATGGATTATCACTTACATTCATATTATTACAATCACCTATTATTCTAATAAACATTTATGCACTTCGCGCTAATAAAATATTAAAAAAAACAGCATTAAAATTATCGAAGGTAATTATGTTATTTTCTGGAATTTATATGTCCATATAAAGTATTATATGTACGATATTATTGGACACCGTGGAGCAATCACTTATGCACACGAAAATACATTATCATCGGTTTATGCATTAAAATTAATGAATTGTAAATGGATCGAGGCAGATGTTTTATTAACTAAAGATGAAATACCAGTAATGTTTCATGATAAAGAAATGAATAGATTAACAAATATACATGGTAGTATAAGTGATTATAATTATCGCGATATCAAAAAAGCAATATTACAAAATACTATAAGTAAAATTCCTTTATTAAAGGAATTTGTAGATTTATGTAGTAAATTATCAATAAATATTATGCTGGAGTTGAAAGACTATTCTAACGATGCAAGAAATTTAGTTAGAAAAGTGGTTTCTATTATTAAAAATTATAACAATATAGATATTGTTATTTGCTCTTATTCAATTTCGATTTTAAAATATTTAAATATAATGTATCCATTTAAAAACATATTGTATATTGTAGATAAAATACCTGATAATTGGTATGAAATAATTCAAGAATATAAATGTAGTGGAATTAGTATTAATTATAATTATAATGATTTAGATGATATTGTAAAATGTGCAAATATAATTCCTACATTTTGCTTTACAATTAATGATAGTCATAAATACAATAATTTAGTTAATACAAATGTCAAAGGTATAATTACAGATAAACCTGAAATTTTCATAAAAAAATGTCACTCACATAAATAAATAATAAATAAAAAACTATAAATATTGAAGATTGCATAAAATATATATATAATTTATTTTTATATATCATTATTAGTGTCAAAATATATAAGTAATATATACCTATACATAATAATATGGCTGATAATTATAAAATTATTTTAAAATACTATAATAACGACATTGCTAATCATATATACTTAAAGATTGATAAAGTCAGGTCAATAGATAAAGAATGGCTCGTATACAAATTAAAAAAATTTATTTACAGTCATTTAAAATTACCATTATATGAAAAACGTGATATCGAAGAAATCATATTTAATTATGGTATACAAAATGCAATCCAACATTATATATTAAATAAAAAAAAATTCGAAGATATAATGGAATTTATTGATAGTGATGAAAATAGTATAATATATGGTATTGCTTTTAATATAATTTATGAAAATTTCGAATATAGAATTGTTGATAAAGACTAATTTATTGCTTCCATTTTTTACCACAAATTAGACAATTCATAAATAGCGTAGATGCTTCGTCGCCCGAACGTGTTTGCAGTTCATAATAACTTACTTTTTTACTTTTACATCTCATACATGTAATCATATCGGACATAGCAACCAATTTAATTTCATACGCTGCTTTAAATCTTCTTTGATTCTTTTCAATAATATCTTTCCATCTTTCAGGAAAAATGTTTTGATATTGCATATATGGTAACATATGTGGTGTAAACTCTTTCTTTTTAACCATGCGTTGATACAAATCTTTATTGCCAACATAACTGTCTTTTTTAATATTAGAATAAATACTTCTTGCTATGTTAACATATGTTTCTACTAACATTTGATTTTTCCATGATAATTGTATTCCATAATTATTAGCGTAATCAATAGTGGCATTAAACACGCCAATTTCCAAGTCTTTAGTATAAAGCTCGGGTAGTTTAAGTTTTTTAATTAAAATATCAATAAAATCATCACGTACTTTATGTTTATTATTTTCATTGTCAATACTAATATTATCTAAATTATCTTCATATTTAGTATATTTATTAATTTCTTCTTGTAAATTATAAAATTTATAATCACTAAGAGAAGTCATAATTACAATTTAATAAGTAATACCTATCATTTTTTTATATCCATTAAATAAAAAATGATATAATAATTATTGTAAACAATATTACAATAATGAGCAATATAAATTTAAATGATTATGTAACTGATGAAACAAATATAGTAGAATTTTACTTTGTAAATAAAATTATCGATGATAAAACTATTGATGTAAATATGCCAAATAGCATATGTGATAAGATCAGTAAATTATATAAAAAAACTAAATATGAAAAATATAAAATGTATTTTATGAAAGATAAAATATATACTTATGAATTATCAAATGATAATCAGTATGTAGTATCAAAAAATAAAAAAACAAATAGTATATATAAAACAAAAAAAGGAAATATCTATATTATTGGATCAAAAATAGATAAATATCCTCAACACGTATTTCCTTGTACAAATGATATTGATAATATTAGTGAAATATTGGTAGAAGAGTATAAAATAACAAATCGAATATCACTAATTATTAAAAGTGATGTCAATGATAATGGCAAAACATTATTAATTGAATATAAACATTCAAATAATGTAGAGCTCAATAAAACCATGGAAATTATTAATAAAATAGTTAGAAATATTGAAGTAAATTTAAGTAATGAGGATATATAAATATTTTATGTTTATCATGCATAAACTTAATGTACTGATCACCTGAAAAGTCATACATCTTTTTCCTTTTTCTTGATTTGAAAACATTTAGGTCCAATATAATTACGTGAAACATAGTTATTTCAATTATATAAATATATATTTTTCCAAATATTAAATCATTAAAATAGTAAAAACCTATATGAAAATAATTTAGCTTATTTTTCCATTCTATTATATAGTTTTTGCAATCGGTATTTAATAAATCCCAGTTATTCTTCATAAAAATGATGAATACCTTAATTTTTAACAACATAAAAAAAAATTGATAGCCTATTATATAAAAGTTTTGTGTTATTATAACGTAAATAATGTCTGCTATTGATTATGGTAACTTTATGACTTTCGTTGCTCAAATGAATAATGATTCAAATTGCGATGAAAAGATGTCTTGTTATAAAGATATTTATGATGGATACACAACGTATATGGTATCCAAGAAATATAATATTAACTATATTAAAACCGCCAGAATGAATTCACTCATCCATAGTTATATTGATTATAAAAATAGCATTTTTGATAAAAAGCTTTTGATAGATTACTACAAAAATAATTATCGTGATTCATTTAATATGGTTTTGGATCCCCCAAAATGCATCTTTACTGCTGCAGCAAGAGAAAAAAGAATGGAAGCGGAATATGAAAAACATGAACAAGAAACAGATGATATCAAACATCATTATGACGAAATTAATGAAAAATATAAATACTGTTATGAGCTTTTGCGGAAAAAAGAAGAAGATATCGAAGAAGAATTTCAAGAAGTATATAAAGAAGATTCACAAGATGATTGCTATTCAACGGATGATAGTGATTATTATTATTATGATTATTATAGCGATTATGAATCAGATTATATGTCAGATGAATATTAAATTTACTTAGCTTTTACATCAATTGTAAATTTGTAAACTATTTTTACGCCTTTTATTTCGATAACTTTAGGAGTTTTTAATTTTATACGTTTGGCGACATATTCATGCATTTTTTTATCAGAACCTACGGTTGTTTCGCGTAATGATAAATTTATTAGTTTTTTTGTTTTGTGCTTAGTTTTAGCAGCTTTTTTGAATAATTGAGACGCAGCTTTTTTTGCTGCTGCCTGAGGACTTTTAGAAGTATATCTCCCCCCCGATTCTTGTACATTAGATGATTCAACAGTAAAAGTTCTTTTTTCTACAGCCATTTATTTACCTATTATATTACTATAAAATTTTTTAACATAAGGGTTCATTTTAAACGAGCTTTTATCTACATTAATTATCTTTATGTATTCTAATTTTTTAGCCCTTGATAATGCTGTATATGTTTGTCCATGTGCAAATATATTTTCACCTAAATCTAATTCAACTGCATCAATTGTCATTCCTTGCGATTTATGGATTGATAATGCATAGCTCGTTTTTACTGGCATATGATAAATAAATGAATTCTTTTTATTTAAAGTATCTTTAAAATAATTAATAGTGTGAGTATTATTATATATATCTTGTATTACTACATAATCGTTATTTAAATTTCTTATTACACCACGAGTACCATTAACTAATCCTTTGGAGATATCAATATTTCTGGTAATAATAACTTGTGAATTTTCAGTCAATTCAACATTATAATTATCATTTGTTGCTGTATTATTAAAAGTCGCCTTATATAATTTAGATTTATAGCCTATATTTTTTAATTTATTTAATTCTATATTATTTATTTTGTCAACATCAATATTTATTGGATATAATTTTGTTGGAATAATACTATTTGAAAATTGAGTTGATTTTAATTTATTTAATACTTTAATAATATTATCTGTGCATTTTCCCTTTCTAACAATCCTAAGAATATTTTGAAATAATTCATCCTCACTTTGTCTTACTAATTCTTCTAAAATAACTATATTAATATTTAATTTGTCCCATAACGAAGAAAGAAAACAATATAGCCCTTTTACAGGTGCAAGTTGACAAAAATCTCCCACAAATATCATTTGTATCCCACCAAACGGTAAATCTTTATTTGCTTGATTATTTAATGATTTAATAATTGATAATATATCAGATATTTTTTCAAATAGTAAATCATCCATCATTGATATCTCATCAATTATCAACACATCTAATTTCTCCAATTTTTGATATAAAGTATTATTTGATAATATTTTTTTAACAATATTATTAGTTTTATCATTACCTAATCCTATTCCTAAAAATGAATTAATAGTTTGACCACCTATCAATACCGATGCCGTCCCAGTTGTTGCTGTTAATCCGTAATTTTTATTATTTGTTTTTAATAATTCTATTATATATTTGATAGTAAATGATTTTCCAGTTCCTCCTGGACCCGTAATAAATATATTTTCTTCATTTAATACTGAATCTACTGCCAATCGTTGTTTAGTATTTAATTTATCCATTAAATAAATTTTAATTAGATATTAAATATCATTTTTTTATAATTTTGCTATATATTTTTTAATTACTATATTCTTTTTATTATACTTAGATATAAATATATTATTTCTATTTTGATAATATTTTACTACTGCATTATGATATATCTCTTCTCTTGTCGGACAATAAGTATAATACCACTTAATAAGTGTTGGCTTATCAATAATTTTATTAATTTTAAATCCATATTCCTTACACATATATAATATTGTACGTGAAATCAAGCCCCTTGAATTACTATTAGGAACAAATAATTTTTTCTTATGATTAACATAATTATCATATTCTAATTTATTCCAATGTTTATCTGTTTCATTAATAAAATCATGAAACTTATAATTTGATCGATTAACATTTAATGTATTTAAAGTTCTAACAATATTATGCATATCGTATGCCTGATATTCATTTAAAAAAGATTGTGGATATATATGTTCTGCAGTTAAAAATGTATTTTTTTTAATTTTATTACAATCAAAATTATAACTTGTATAAATACTTGGCATTTTATTATCATTAATAATAATTTTTCTGATTAAGCATGAATCGTGAGATGGTATTATCATAGAACTTGTGAAACTTCGCACAATATTCATATGTAATAAAAATGCTAAAATTATTTTTTTAAACATTTAATTAAAGAATATATTATTATTTTATATGGTTATTATATTTGATGGCTATATTTGGGTATAATGTGCTAAAAAATTTATATATATTTTCATTAAAATTTAATTTTTTATTAATTTTAAAAGTGTCTAATAAATTTTTAGATTCAAAATCACCATGTATCCAATAATGTATCATTATGGGATACATGGGATATTCACCTGTCTTTACCATATTCCAATCATTTTCAGTAAATGGCATATTATCTAATTTTAGATCATTTATTGGATATATCAATTCTCTATCTTCTATTACATGTATAATATCATCATTATTAGATTTTTTAAAACTTTCAATTTGCATTTTAATATAGTTTCCACCAAATATATCAAATTTTGAAAAAATATTATTACCACGTTGATTTATATTTATTGGTATAGCATCCAATAATCTTTTAACAAATATATTATTTTTATTGGCGGCAAAAAATGCATTGCAAATATATTTATCGTCATTATATAATGCCTTAGTTTGACCAATGGGTTCATATGATATATAAAACTTATTACAGTTCAAATCAAGCAACTCTGCAAAATCTCGCATTACTAATACATCTAAATCAATATATATACCTCCATAATGATAAATAATTAATATTCTACTTATATCTCCTCTTTGTACACCTGTTCTTGCCTGAGCATATATATTATAAAAATTAGGATAATTATCATTTATTAAGTCAATTATTTCCTTATCTGTCCATAACTTAAATTCATATCCTTTATTTTTTAAATTTTTAACATTTTCTTCATATATACTTTTAATAATAGGTGGAAGTGCACTCGACTTCCATGTTTGATGTATTATTTTAGGTATCATATTTATAAAAATAAAATAGATATTGTTTATATAATAATTAACTTGACAAATATTTTAAAAGTTTATCTAATAATATATCAATGCCAAATATTAAATTAATAATTTTAATATTGCATATATCTAATTTGGGTACATATATAGATGTTACATTAAAACTACCAATTGTATTTAATACCCACATAAACTTAAATCCAATTGTATATAGATACATTGAAACATCTTTATTTTCCAAATCATAATTCAATAAAGAATTTTTATAATAATATACTGGTAATATATGTAATATAATATTAATTAATATATACTCACAATTTAAAATAGTTCTTTTAGAAATTTTATTAGCCAATAATAATTTTCTTGAAAGAGGTTCTACGCCTTGCAATTCTTCGAATAATATTTGTTTATCATATAATATAAAACCATGAAAAAATATAAATATTTGCAGTGAATTTAATGCAATAAATTTATCAACCAATAGATTCCTGCTCAAAAAAATATTTGTATTTATATAATTCATAAATATCATAATAATATTCCAATTTGTATACTGATTTATTTTTCTTTTAATAACAATATTTTCAATAAATAATTCAGTTAATTTTTTACTAACAGGCATTAATATCATTGTTGTAAGTAAAAACAATTCAAAATTGACAAGATCAGTTGTTATGTTCATTGTTATTTTTAGTATATATAATCTTATATATTTTAATTTAATGGAGTTGATGTTATATTCATACCACAATATTCAACACTCTTTGTTTCGAAATCTTGCTTAACATATATACCAATATTAATAGACTCTTCAAGCAACCATTTAAAATTATCCCAAAACTCTTCAGTGTGACCAATACTTTCCGATGCAAGATGCCCCATTTCATGTAATACTACAAACATCATTGTATTAATATCAACTAATTCATCTTCATTTCTTAAACATAATATTATTTGTTCACCTTTGTTGATTGAATAACTCGTGTAACCTGGTGTATCAACACCTTCTCTCATTTTGTCAGGTCTATAATTGGATATTAATCTTTCAATGCGTTCATCGCTTCCATCATACGATTTTTTAAGATGTTCAATTAATGTATTCAGTTTGCTTTTAATTTGTGCAATTAAATCCGCAGCTTCTTTAGAATCATCTTTAATTTGTACTGTATATTTTTCATTATCAATACTGCTGGTTATTTCCATTAAATCACGTTCATTATAAATTTTAATAATAAAGTAAGATAATATTACAATAGCAATGAGTATTATTAATCCCTCAGAACCTATTTCCATTCTCTATTTAATATAATAAATTAAAAATTGATTTTGATTATTTAAAAGTTTTAGTACACTACTAATTATAATGGAGTTTCCTCGTAAGACATACGAACCACTTGTTTCTAAAAAAGATATAGTAGAGTTTCAAATAACAGACATATATGTTCCTGAAAATGATAAAAATAAAGAAAAAGATTATGATGAACTCTATACTTTATTAATATATGGAACTTGTGAAAATGGCGCTACAGTATGTGTTGATGTCAGAAATTTTATGCCATTCTTTTACATTAAACCACCTGATTCGTGGGAGGAATTGAGCGAATCCGCATTTGAAGGAAAAGTTGCAGAATTTAAGGAGTTTATGATGTCGCAAAAATATATGTCGAGATACATGAATCGCGAATATGAAAGAAAAATTATTCCAAAGAATATGGAATCACATTTTAAAGATTTAACAATTGTAAAAAGAAAAGACTTCTGGGGTTTTACAAACAGCAAAATCTTTCGATTTATGAAAGTTTGCGTTAAATCAATGAAATTATATAATACTTTAAAATATTACTTTAAAACTTTGGAAAAAAAAGATTTTAAGGCATATGAAAGTAATATAGATCCATTTTTAAAATATTTGCATATTCAGGACATCAAGCCTTGTAGTTGGGTCAAAATTGAAAAATATCAAATCAACGAAGATATTAGCAGATGTGATTATAATATTGTTGCAAATCATAAAAACGTTGTTCCTATTGATAAAAATAAGATTGCACCAATACTTGTAACATCTTTTGATATTGAATGTACAAGTAGCCATGGAGATTTTCCTGTAGCAAGAAAAATGTATAGTAAAGTTGCACAAGATTTAGCTCTTGTTGCTAAGGCTGGATACGATTGCGATGAAGAATATATTGTTAATTGGATCCAAAATATTTATTTAGATGATGTTGTTATTGATGAAACAACAGATCTTAAAATAAATAGAGTTTATGCAAAGCGTAAAATCACAAATGAATATATTCAGAAAATTCCGCAATTATTAAAACCAGTTATTTCTGAAATCATAACTATTCTTGAAAAAATAGCATCATCTGTTAATGATGACGATGATGAAGAAGATACAAATATGACGGTTGCAGAAATTAATACAGAAGAATTAAAACTCTGTAAAATTTTGGATAATATTTTGATACCTCTCGAAGGTGATAAAATTATTCAAATTGGTACAACAGTTCATTTATACGGTTCTGATAAAATTGTTTACAAGAACATTGTATCTCTTGATACTTGTGATGATATATGTGAATGTGAAGTAATTTCCTGCAAAAATGAAAAAGAACTACTGAATAAATGGAAAGATGTTATGAATAATCTTAATAGCGATATTATTACTGGATATAATATATTCGGTTTTGATATGCCTTATATATGGGATAGAGCTAAAGAGCTCAATATTATTGAAGATTTTAGTATTGGATTAGGAAGATTAATTACCCGAAAAAATGCTCTTGTAGAACAACAATTATCTTCATCTGCAATGGGAGATAATATTCTAAAATACATTGATTATGATGGCATTGTTTTAATTGACTTATTGAAAGTTATGCAGCGTGATCAAATATTAGATAGTTATAAACTGGATAATGTGGCATCGATTTTCCTTGGAGATAAAAAGAATGATTTGAAACCTCAAGAAATATTCAGTAAATTCAAGGGAAATAGCGCAGATCGTTGTGAAATTGCCAAATATTGTATTCAAGATTGTTGTCTTATTAACAGGCTTATTCATAAGCTTAAAATAATTGAAAATAATATTGGTATGGGTAATGTTTGCTTAGTTCCACTTAACTTTCTATTTAGACGCGGACAAGGAATTAAAATATTCTCATTGATTGCCAAACAATGTATGGATCGCGATACATTAATTCCGGTAATTAAATCATTTCGCGAAAATGCAATTGATGATGACGAAGGGTATGAAGGGGCGGTTGTTCTTGATCCTAAAGAAGGTATCTATTTAAATGAACCAATTGTAGTATTTGACTATGGCTCTCTATATCCGTCTTCAATGATTGCGAGAAACTTGTCTCACGACTGTTATTTAATTGATGAAAAATATCGTATAGAAGACCCTAATATTGATTATATGGATGTATCTTACGATTTGTACGAGGGTAAAGGAGATAAAAAAAAGAAAGTAGGTGAAAAAGTATGTACATTTGTTCAATACAAAGATGGTAAAAAAGGTATTATTGCAGATATCTTGGATATGTTACTTAAAAAGCGTAAGAGTACTCGTAAAAAGATTGAATATCAAAGTATCAAATGTAAAAATGGTGACATTATTTCTGGTATTTGTACAGAAAAAGATGCTACATATGAAGTAATTGATATAGATACTAATAATAAAATAATAGTTGCCAAAAATGATATTGATAATATTAATGAAACATACAATATATTTGAACAAGACGTATTTGATGCTTTACAGTTGGCATATAAAATTACTGCAAATTCACTATATGGACAAATAGGCGCAAGAACATCATCTATTTATCTTAAAGAAATTGCAGCATGTACAACAGCGACTGGTAGAGAAATGATTATGATGGCGAAGAAATTTGTCGAAGATAATTATAATGCAGATGTTATTTATGGTGATACTGATTCTATATTCTGCAAATTTCCTTTAAAGGATAATGAAGGTAATATAGTTCAGGGTAAAGACGCTTTACCATTTGCTATTGAAACAGGCATTAAAGTAGAAAAAGATATTGCCAAAATAATGCCCAAACCACAAAAGCTTAATTATGAAAAATCGTTATATCCATTCATATTATTTAGTAAAAAACGATATGTTGGAAATTTGTATGAATTTGATGTTAATAAATATAAGCAAAAATCGATGGGAATCGTATTGAAGCGTCGCGATAATGCACAAATTGTCAAAAAGATATATGGTGGCGTTATTGATATCATATTGAAAAAGCAAGATCTGCGCGCATCAATCGAATTCTTACAAGACGAATTATCAGATCTTGTTGAAGGCAAAGCGCCTATTTGTGATCTTGTTATTACTAAAAACTTGCGAGCATCTTATAAAGATCCTTCTAAAATTGCTCATAAAGTTTTAGCAGATAGAATTGGAGCAAGAGATCCGGGAAATCGACCTGTTGTAAACGAACGTATTCCATATGTTTATATTAAAACAAATAGTACTTCAGGTCTTCAAGGTGATAGAATTGAAAATCCAGATTTCATTGTAGAAAATCAATTAACACCTGATTATTTACACTATATTACTAATCAAATTATGAAACCGTTATTGCAATTATACGCACTTTGTTTAGAAGAGTTACCTGGTTATGATAAAGATGATGCGTATTGGTGTGAAATAGATAAAAATTTGCAGATTAAGCCTATTTATCAAGACGAAATAAAAAGACGCAATCGCATCGATAGTTTGAAATTACAAATGGTAAAAGCATTATTATTTGATAAATTTATTGATATTTTATCAGAGCCTAAGAAACCTCGTGCAAAAAAGATTAAAGAAATAAAGGATACAGAGGGTAATATTATTATAGATACTAAACCTGTCAAAGTTAAATCAACAAAGATAGATACTACAATACCTGAAGGTGTTGCGAAAGTAGATATAAAAATAACAAAAAATCAAAAATCAGGTAAAATCATAGCATCAGCTAGTATAATAGATAATAAAACTAAAATATGGGATTATCATAATGACGAATGTATAAATAAAGATAGCGAAACAATTAAAATCATAAGTGAAATTATGAAATTAAATAGCGAGAAAATATACATTATATCTCTTAATAATAAGCCTTTTGTGAACGATTATAACGAAGCTCTATTATGTTATATAGAATTGATGAAAAAACAAGATAGTAATACAATGGAAAATATATTTGAAACACAAAATCTGGGTGCTTTAAAATTAGTAAATAAGATTCGGAAATACTCTGATATTATTCTAAACTATAAATCATTCTCATTTGTCATTAAATAGATATTTAATAATGCAATTCGCCTTTTCTTTACCAATACCTTCTATTTTACATAATTCTTTATTTTTATCATCAGAATCTTTAAATGATTCGATAAATGAAATCATATTTGGATAACTTTTGGCAATATTTTTAGCAATTATATTTGATATGTATGGTATCTGTGATAATTGCATAATATAACAAGTATGCTCATCAATATTTTCGATTTTCTTTTTTTTAAGTTTAACACAACTTGTATAATCAGTTGTTATTTCATTATTATTAAAATATTGTGGGTTATCTAGTATTTTTGTAGCAATGGTTAAAATAAATGTAGCTGTTTCGTTTATATTTTTTGTATACAATACTCTAATATTATCTCTAAACATTGTATGTAAATAAGCCCCTTGCAACATTCGTGATTTATTATATGTTCTTGACGATAATATATCATCCCCTTCAATTATGTAAGATATTTGTTTTTGCGAATAATTAGCCAACATGCGAGCTTTCTGCTCTTTATATCTTCCGTCTTGTATTGACGATTGTAAATCACTCGTGGTTTTTCTTTCAAAAATATAAAAAATATCATTATAAATAATATGTGTATCGCCCAGCTCAATATTTTCTTTAATAATTTCTATTTTATCGTTATAAGAATCTAGATCACGAGAAATTATATCATCATATAATTTATGTTCTCGCGCATCAATAATAATAATTAGTTTATTTGACATAATTATATTTTATTGATTTTCTATTTATATATAAAAATTGATTGCATAATAATAAATTAATAATATAATAAAAATGACCACAGTCGCAACTCCTCCTCAATATTTTATCTGCCCCATCACTCATAATATCATGAGTGATCCATATGTGGATAATGAGGGAAATTCTTACGAAAAGATTGCAATTGAACAATGGCTAATGAGAAATAATACTTCTCCAATTACAAGATCGCTACTATCAATTTCTAATTTGAAACCAAATAGATCTTTAAAGGAAGCAATTGAAGCATTTTTAAATCCAACAACAAAAATGCAAAAGTCCACAGAAGTTAAAGAACAAGTATTTAAATACGAGGAAAATCCAATTAAAATTATTAAATCTGTAACTAAAAATGATAATAATACAATTCTAAATGTTTCTGTTGTACCTATTGAAGGTAAAATGGAAGTACCAAATGATATTGTAGTCGTAATTGATGTATCTGGTTCAATGTCGTCGCCGGCTTATATCGAACAAGATAAAAGACAAGTAGATGTTGGGTTTACTATTCTTGATATTACAAAGCATGCAATTAAAACTGTAATTGAATCTTTGAATACTAATGATAGAATTTCCATTATTACATTTTCTGACGTGGCAAAAGTAATTTGTGGAATGACAGAGGTTACAAATTCAAATAAATCATACCTGAAAACACTTGTAAACAATCTGCAAACTGAAGGATGTACTAATGTATGGGCGGGTCTCAATGTAGGTCTCAAACAATTTACAGAGAATAAAAACTATCATAATAAATCACTACTATTTATGACTGATGGTATTCCCAGTAGTCATCTTCTTCCCCCGAGAGGAATTGTTGAAAGCTTGGATAGAAGTTTGAAATCATTAGATGCTAATCCTACAATCTATACATTCGGATTTGGATATTCGCTTGATACTAAGCTTCTATCTGATATTGCTAATATTGGTAATGGAACATTTTCATTTATTCCAGATTCTGGTTTTGTTGGAACTATCATTATTCATGCAATGGCTAATATTAAAACTGCTTGTGGAACTAAAGCTAAGATTAAAATTAATAATAATATTGAGAAAATTTATGGTTATGAAAATAGCAATATTATTAACCTCAACACAATTAATTATGGCCAGAGCAAGGACATTGTAGTAGTATTAGATAAAAATATTAATTGCGATATTGAATTTGAATACTATTCATATGATAATAAAGTTGTAACAGTTGACTTTGAACTAAATGAAATCACAAATAAAGCTGAAACTGTTATGAGATTAGAATTTGTTGATTTGCTAAAAAATATTATTCAAACCATGCCAAATAAAAATAGAGCTTCAGCCCTAATCAATGATTTCATTAATAACTATAATAATGACAGTTATATTATTAATGATCTTAAAGAACAAGTTGTGCTTGCAATTTCAACAGATGCTATTTATAATAAATGGGGTAAAAATTATATCTACTCTCTAATGTATGCTCATAAAGAACAAAAATGCAACAATTTTAAAGATAAAAGTGTTTCTGTATATGGTGGCGAATTGTTTAATAAAATTGTAGAAGATATTGATGAAATCTTTGCAAACATGGAGCCACCTAAACCATCTGTCAAGGTGAGCAATTGTGATTATCCAACTAAAGGTATGAGAGGAGGTAGTGGTACATCTGCGACTCCAACAATTGATTTTAGACAAAGCTTTCATAATGCAAGTGGTGGATGTTTTCATGGAAATAGTAATGTAAAAGTTATGAATAATGAATTTAAAAAATGCAAGGATATCGTGAAAGGTGATATCGTAATGACTGATGGAAACAATTCTGCTAAAGTAATCTGTGTTACAAAAATTAAATGTCAAGATAATAAATGCGATATGGTAAGTATTGATAGTAATCTAACAATTACACCATATCATCCTATTAAACGTGATAATTGGGTATTTCCTCATTCTTGCGATAAGAGCTATATCACAGATTGTGATTATATGTATAATTTCGTACTTGATAAAAATCACACTATTATGATTGGCAATACTATTTGTGCTACATTAGGACATGGTTTTACAGATAATGAAGTTATCAAACATGATTATTATGGCACGCAAAAAGTAATCAATGATCTAATTGGCTTTAAGGGCTATAGTAATGGTCTTATTACATTTGATTCTAATTGTATTATTAGAGACAATAAAAATAATGTTATCGCTTTCGACTTGAATAAAGTATGCCTATAATTATCATAAATGTTAAAATAAATATAATATTCAATTGTATTAAATCTTCATTTTTATAATTTTGATAATATTCAACATTTCTTATATTATCAATAATACTTTTATTTCCTTCATAAAAGGCTTTTTTTATAGGTTTGCTCCCCTTACTACCCATATCTTATGTATATATATTTTTATTTAACTGATTATTTTTTTTCTTTTCTAATAATTCATATAATTCTTCTAATTTATCTTCAATTTTGTTTTTCCTATTGTTAAATAAAAATTGCATTAATGTTGAAGGTTCTATATCGTATTTTTTGATATTATTCCACATATCTTCAAAAATTGTATCACTATCAAAGAATGCTTTAAACATATTTTTAGATTGATATTTATCTAGATATGTTAATTCAATATTAATATCAATTCTACCAGAACGTAATAATGCACTATCTAATTTATCTGGATAATTGGTTGTTAAAATAACTATTAATCCTTCGGGGTTATTAAATCCATCTAGACAATTTAATATACCATTCATTGTTATTTTATTTTTTAGACAATCACCATCTTTTCTATCTGTAAAAATACAATCAATGTCTTCAATAACTAATATTGATGTTTTTTCTGTATTAGATGCAGATGAAATAGCGCGAATCATATCATTTTCACTTAACTCACTATTAATATTTAAATTACATATACATGCGTCACACAAAGAAGCAATAGCGTGTATTAATGATGTTTTACCAACACCGGGTTTTCCATGTAATAATATATTAATTTTATAAGGTATACCGTGTTTAATATAATCTGGATATGATTCTTTTTTAATAAATGATAATATAGGTTCTTTGATTTTTTCGGGTTGCCCTTCTTTTAAAAATAAACTATCAAAGCTTCGTTTGGGCATAGCATTATCAAAAACCCAATCAACGTATGAAAATCGTTTTTTTTCAATTTTATTTGAAAAGTTTTTTTTGAAAAAATCGTTATATTCCTTATCTTTGATACTTATTGCTTTTTCAGCAAACTCAAATATTTTTTCCTTGCTTGTACTACTTAATATTAGTCGCTTAATAGTAAAAAAATCAAACTTATAATTAATTTTTGCGATCTCATTATTATCTAATATATAATCTTCAATACATATATCAATGCCATCTATGTTATATATGCCATTTTTGGGTATTATTTTATGTAAATAAATATTACTACTTTTTTTATTTTTGAAATCTTTATTTTCTATTCTTTTTATATTATCTATGCATTGCCCGTTAATGTCTTTTAGTTTATCATTAATATAACATAATATGGTACGTGTATCATCATAATTAGAATAATATATTATAGATATAATTCCTTTATCAATAATCATGTCCATTAGTGTTAATTAATATATTGTTATTTTTATCTTTTATGTAATATTTATTATTAATCATTACTTCCTTAAATAAGTAAAAGTTAAGGTTATTCTGAGTAAATTTTTGAAAAATCTTTGTTGGTTGCATTCGGGCATATAAATATTTAACATTATATCCATAATCAATTGGATTAATATTATTAAGAATATTATTAATTAAATATATAAAAATATTATTGTTGGGTCTTGTCATAATAAAACCATTAGTAATTTCACCACAAATATCATTTGAATGTGCACCTTCTGATGTAATCATATCAGCATAATCTGATAATCTAATAATATTATCAAATGACGTATGAAATTGTAAATCAATATCTATATATATACCACCTTCTTTAAGTAGATAGCAATATATAAAAAGATCACACCTGTGAGCTAATTTAACTATTTCATTATATTTATCAACAACAAGTTTTGCAAAATTATTTGCAAGATATTCAATACAATCTTTTTCATTAAAAAATATATACTCGTAGCCTGGATTTAATTTCATTACATTATTTTTAATATATTCTGGGACATTACCTTGAAGCCACACCTGACATATTTTTTTTGGAATACCAGCATTATTATTATGATTTTTAATATAATTTTCCAGAAGTATATCAATCATTATACAATTATGTTCGATGTCGTTTGCATTTAATTCGTGCCAAAATTTATGGTAGATTGTCATGCCTTTTTTTAAATAACTCGCGCATGTTGACAAACTAGATTTACTTGCAATTAATATATCACAATTAACCATTCTATCAAATGTCACTAACAGTTCTTCATTAATATATTTTTGCAAGTTTGGTAATACATCAAATTCGTGTATCCTATGTTTATCTTTACTTATTATAACAGAATCAGAAATACGATTATTTATGCCAGGATGTTTTCCAGTAACAATTATATCAGAATCTGGTAATTCTGTATAAAGTTCTATTATATATTCTATATTTAATCTTTTACATATACTAATAATTCTAATGGCATTATCAATATAGTATTGATTTGGTAACATCCTATCGCTATCAACTACATATAACTCACCTCTTCTTACATGTAATCCAATTGTTAATTTAGCATTTTTATTAATTTGAGTTGTATATAAATTCTTACACGGTAGATATATATTTTGTACATGATCTGTAATGTTATAGGGATATCTAATTTTTACTAGAATATCTGTATTTTTAGCTTTTTTTTTTTGATTCAATAATACTTCTTCTGTTATTGAAATTAATTCAATAATATCTGAAAACTCTAATTTTTTGTTAATTATATCAATACGTTTATTGCATTCTTCAATAAAATAATTAGAATTAGCATTTTTTTCAAGGGCTTTTAAACCCTGGTACTCTATATCTTCTAATTTTGTATGATAGTATTGAACATTATATTTCTTACATAAGCTATATATTCCTAAAATTCTTTGATATTGCGCGCCAAATCCGTCATTATGTCCTGTATAATATGTGAGATATAGCATTATATATTAGTAATGTAATTATAATATTTATATATTAAAAAATGATATATAATTAAAAATTATACATAAAAATACGAATGAAGAGCCTAATTGTTGTAGAAAGTTTTACTAAAACAAAAACTATCAAGAAATATATCAATGATGATAGTTATGCTGTAACATTTTCGGGAGGTCACATATATAATTTGCCAAAAGAAAAACTGGGATTCGATACAGAAACATGGAAAATGGAATATATTAAAACAAATCCTAAAATTATTAGCAATATTCGTGAATTAGTTAGAAAAGCCGATGTTATATATTTGGCCGCTGATCCTGATATGGAGGGAGAAGCTATTGCTAATAATTTAAAACATGCAATAAATGATATAATTAAAGACAAAAAATGCTATAGAATTACATTTAATGAAATAACACCCTGTGCTGTCAAAAATGCTATAAATAATCCCAGAAATATTGATATGGATATTGTAAATGCACAAGAAACACGCAGAATTGTTGATAGATTAATTGGCTATAAAGTATCACCTGTATTATGGTCGAAATTTAATAAGAATTATTTGAGTGCTGGGAGAGTTCAAATTGCCGGTTTAATTATGTGCATTAATCAGAGAAATATTATTAATTCAAAAGAAATAAAAAAATATTGGAAAATAGAAGCCAAGTTTTCACTTGACAAGAAAACAAATATCACAGGAATATTACAAGATAATAACAATGACTATAAATCTTATGATATAGATAATATAAAAGCTATTATTAATTCAATTACAATAAAATCAAAATGGGATTCAACATATAATATTGTAATGCGCAATGTATCGCCACCACCACCATATACAACAACTACAATGCAACAAGATAGTTATAATAAATTTAGAATGAATGCCAAAGGGACAATGAAAATAGCGCAAGATTTATATGAAAATGGATTAATTACATATTTGAGAACAGACTCAACAAATATTTCTGAAGATGCTAAAAAGAAAATACTAAATTATATTAAAAATACTTTTAGTGATAAATATTCCAAATATAGAACATATAAAACAAAAGTGAGTAATGCTCAAGAAGCACATGAAGCAATTCGCATTACAAATCCTAATATAGAAGTTTGCAAGTTTGAAGGATGTAATAATAGTCATATTAAACTTTATGACATGATAAGAAAACGTACTCTTGCTTCACTAATGAGCGAAGCAGAATATACAGATATTGTTATTAAAATAAATAACAAAGATTATACTTTTAAAGCTGTTAAGAGTTTTATGACTTTTAATGGATTTAACATTATATATAATAATGAATCTGAATCGCATAATGATTTTGTAAATTGTATTAAGTCTAATTGTATATTAATGGAATTAAACTCTACAGGAAATATTGATGATATTCCATCAATGTATAATGAAGTGCAATTAATTAAGCAATTAGAAAAAATGGGAATTGGAAGACCATCCACTTATGCAACAATTATTGATAAGCTATTGGAAAAAAAATATGTAGAAATTGGGCAAAATCCACAGCAAGAGTATAATGTGGAAATTTTCAAAAAAAAAGATAAAGAATTGCAAACAAGTATTAAAACAATTAATTTAGGTGGAAAGCAAAAAGATTTATTATTACCAACAGATTTAGGAAATGATGTCATCAAATATATTTATGAAATTATGCCTTACCTATGTGATTTAAAATTTACGTCAAATATGGAAAATGATCTCGATGATATCATAAATGCAAAAAATAATAAAATTAATATATTAAATAATATTTATGTGAAGATAGTAAACTCTTTAAAAACTGTTAATATGGAACCTGTAAAATCATTTAAAACTGAAGCAAAAACAGGTATAATATCAACTAAATATGGTTACTGTTATTATAATAAAGATAAAAATTCATACACAAATATTGAATCATATCTAACGTGGAAAAAAAAGAGAGTTAATGAATTATTAGATATTGAAATAAAGTTCTTATCTTCATTACCTAAAAAAATTAAATATAAAGAAAATGATTATTATTTACATATCGGTAAATATGGCTTATATTTAAAGGATTTGAAAAATAATAATCTCAAGTTTGATAAAAAATTATGGGATGATTACATTGTTTAATCGTATGGTGAATTACCTCTCTTACCATATTTGTACCATAATTTAACATAATTATCGGAATAATTTGGATGTTCGGTATTTTCATGATAATCTATATCAATACAATTTTGAATTTGCTTATTACATTTTTTACAATACCACGTATTATCTTGTTTTTCAAACATTAATCTATTTTACTTTTTTTCTTTATCTTTAAGTAATTTAGAGATATTTTTATTAAGCTGATGTAATTCAAATGCAATATTAGACATAGATGTCGCTACATTTACACCATATTCATCAGAAAAATAATTACTTAATACTTCGCTGATATCACTTTGATAGCACATATCGTCTTCTTCATCGTCGTCATCGTCGTCATCATCGTCATCATCGTCTTCATCGTCGTCTTCAGAACCAGATTCACTTACAGTAATATCATCGGAATCGACATCCGAATCATTATTAGACTCTTTTTTTTCAACACCTTCTTCATTAAGATCCTTGTTAACAGCAACATCTTCATTTTCAGCTTCTTCTATAACGCATTTTACCTTTTTTTTATTTTTAGGTTTTTTAATTTCATCCATTTTGCTCATACTGCTAATAAAAGACATAAAATCCATCGCATCAAGTTTTTCTTTTCCCATTTGTATTATGAATATAATATTCGTAATTGTTCTTATATCTTTTTTTTAATTTTTATTATTAAGAGATAAGCATAAAAATGAACAATATATGCATATATATTTTTGGCTTTGTAATAGGAGTATTTATTTTAATAACATTATTAAGATACGATATATTATATACTTCTAATAATAAAGATTTAGACGATGAAATTAGCGTAGATGATGATGACAATAATATAGAAGAATTTAAAATTGATGACAAAATATTAGAAGATTATAACGAAGAAGATGAAAATAATCTTATAAAATGTAATGTTAATATATTAAATAACTTTAAAATAGATAGATTATTGAAAAAACATTATTTAATAACATTAATTTCATCATATAATAAAGACAATTATAATAGACAATCTAAATTATGGACCTTAGATAACAAAAATAAAATAAATAATAAAGGCGAAAATAGTGTGAAAGTTGATGTAAATCCAGAATATATTCATTTTCCTCTTAAACCAACAGTAGGTGGTTTTAATATTAATAAATCAAGTGTTGAAATAATGCCAAAATATATGAAGAAAAGATTGGGTATGTATTGGGAAGAATTCAGTAATATTCCTAATAATTTTATTGAAATTAAAGATGACTCTGATGGCTATGAAAAGCTAAAAACACAATTAGAATCAGGGCAAACAAAATTTACATTAAAAATGGTTTCAGAATTTTCAGAAATTCTGTATAATAATTATATAGTTGTAAATAATAAAAACTATAGGCCAGTTATTAATAATTTAGAAAATATAAAAAAAATATCTATATTATTTGCTATCAAACTAAATGAAATTGATAATGATTATGGGCAATTGCTATATATTGGAAATAAAACTAAGGGGAATTTAATATCAATAAATATAGTTAACTCAAATAATGTTGATCCAAATACAATTGATCAAAAATGCAATGATGATATTAATTGTAGGAAATTCATTGAAAATATTCATAATAGTATTAATATGCATAATAATTACTATGAACAAAATAGTGTATCTAATAATAATTTTAAGAAATATTTATCTGAAAAATGCGAAGATGGTGATGAGTATATTATAAATAAAAACATGTGTGAATATATCAAGCAAACATATACTGATGAAATAGCATTTCATAATAGACTGTATGAAAAAAAGAAATATACAATACAAATTAAAATAGACTCTTACACTTATAATATATATGATATAAGTGAAGATATATTTAATGACGATTATACTACTATATCACTAATTATTGATAATGATGATATAACATTTATGATTAATAAAATAAAAATAACATTTAAAAAACGCGATAGTAAAAGTTTAGTAGCATTATATCCATGTATATTAAATAAAAATAAAAATTGTGATATGATATTATATAGTTTTGCATTATTTGATGATGCCATATGTGAAGCAGATATAAGTGCTTTTAAATTATATAATAATTATTACTTGTATGGAATAGAAAATAAAGATGATTAGCTAAAATTAATATATAAAAGATTTAAAATATATTTTATTAAAATGCCTAAAGCAGCTATATTTGTGTTATCGCAAAATACAGTAGAAAGAAAAATTTATTTAAAAACAAGTTTATATTTTTTATTTAAAAATTTTAATACAGTATATAAATATCCTGTAATAATATTGCATGAAGGAGACTATGACGAACGTTCTAAAAATGAAATTAATATGAGCATTAGAAGTGAATGTAGAAATCTAATTAAATTTCAAGAATTAGATAGTTGTGATTTTGTTGTACCAGAACATATAGATATTGATAAAATGAATAAATGTATTGAAGTAGCTCCAGTTCCTTATTGGCGCAATAAAAATTATAGAATAATGTGCTATTTCTGGATAAAACATTTTTTCAAATACTGTAAAGATTATGATTATGTTATGCGACTCGATGATGATAGTATAATTGAAGAAAAAATTAATGCAGATTTATTTGATTTGATGGAAAAAAAAGACTTAAATTATGCTTCAAATTTATTACACATAGATTGCAGTATTTGTAATTATGGTATGAAAGATTTTTTTACTAAGTTATGTCCAAATAGTAAAGAAAAATTAAACGAATTATTTATAGATCATAAATTGAAAAATGATGTAAATTATTTTAATAAATTCAAAGAAGTTTATGAAATTATAAATAATAGTAAATATGATGAAAATGAATTTGATATGTCGATGCCTGTAATGTATTATAATAATTTTTCAATAACGAAGCCCATTATATGGAATTCACCTGAAATTAAAAATATAATTAATGAAATTGATAAAATAGGATATATATTTTATTATAGATGGGGTGATGCTCCTTTGCAAACAATAATAATGAAAATATATAATAATAAAAAGTTAGGTAAATTTTCATTTAAATATAGCAAAAGATTACAAAGGGAAGCTTTTGAGGATGATAATAAAAATATACATTCTTTTATGCCATCATCATACAATAATAATAGTTGTATAAGTAAAAAATAAACTATATTAAATTGTTATTAAGGGAATCAATCAGTATTGATATTTGCTCTGCATCTATTTCACGATGTTTTACATAAATACCAAAACATTTATTTCTAAAAAATATAGTATTATTATTTTTGATTTTTTCTAAAAATATACTTTTAGATAATAAATTACTATTAAAAAATGGCACTTCACAAAAGTATTTAATATTAATTTGTTGAGGAATTAATTTTTTATATTCTTTAACAAATATACCAAAAGACACATCGTCAATAATATCTCTTCTAATTATGTTCTTATTTGCTATAATGTCATTAACAGCATTTCTTGTAAATATTATAGAAGTTCCAGACGCAAAAATTGTTCCGAATATTTTATTATCAGTTACACCATTACCAAGCCATTGTAAATCTGCTAACAATCCGGATCCATAATATTCAATCGGATTATTGTTTAAATAATTGATTAATCTATTGAATTCAATTATTGTACTTATATTACTGCGAACTAAGTAATCATATTCTATATAATTAAGATTTTCTAAAGCAAATAATGTTTTATTTAGTATTCCTGGAATGCGATTTTCTGTACCATCAATATAAAGTATATCATCGTCAATAAAATAATCAGTATTATATTTGCTTTTTACATCATTTTTATAAACAATAAAATAAGTGCAAACATCATTACTAAATTTCTTATAATAATTACTTAATTGACTTTTCATTTTTTCATACGCACCATCAGTTATATTATCTTTACTTTCAATTGACCCCGAATATATAATTAAATGTAATATTTTCATTATATATATATTAGCTTTAATAATTTTTATATGTTGTCTATAGCTATATTGGCATCTGATGAACTTTCACTATTATCACTTCCTATACTGAGTCTTCGTATATTGTTATAATCATCTTCGTTTTCTGAATTTGATCCGTTAAAGTTTATATGAGTATCTTTATTTTCATTTGTAGTGTAAGAATTATTATAATATTCATTTTTAAGTATATTTGATATTACATCACTCGCCAAAATTGTTGAATATTCTTCTGGAGATACTTTATGAACAATATCAACCTTAGTAATCTGGTATTCTCTTTTAGATACAATTACAAAATCTCCTTTGTCAATCAATACACGTTTGTTAAATTTTCTCATATTACCTCTTATTATACCTATAACATCATCTCCGCTATTTGTAATTAAGTTGACACGACAATTTCCTAATAATTTTTTAACAAGTCCATATTCTTCATAGTCTAAATTAATATCATATTTACTATCATTACTTGAATTAAAATTTTTCTTTTTTTTTCTAATTGATGTTTGATACATTTAATATAATTATATTATTATATTTGATGAAGCTTTATATTATTTAAGAATATTAAATATATATTTATTATAAATGGATAATAATATTAAATTTCTTAACGATTCGTGGGTTATGTATTTTCATGATCCTTATGATATAGAATGGGATACAAACAGTTATAAAATGCTTGGACAAATGTCGACAGTTGATGATTTTATTTATTATTTTAAAGCCTTCAAGGATTTATTTAAAAAAGGGATGTTTTTTATAATGCGCTTAGATATAATGCCGCAATATGAAGATGAATTAAATATTAATGGAGGTTGTTTTTCTTTTAAAATATATCCCGAAGATTTAGAAAAAAGATTTTTTAGCTTATGTGCAAATGTTTTAGGAGAGAATATAGGGAAAGCTGAAGAACATGCAAACAATATTAATGGAATATCTATAAGTCCTAAAAAATTTTACTATATAGCTAGAATATGGATAAAGGATAATAAACTCGCCAAAAAGGATTTATATAACTTTGAAATTCCAAAATATTCTTCACTTATGTATAAAAATCATATATAAGATTTCTAAATATTAATATTTTTATGAGATGTTATATTTACTATTGCAAAAATTATACTCAATAATTAAAACATTTATATTATACGCTACTATGCCAATAAGATTACTATTAGTATTTTTAGTTTTTTATATAGGAGTTTCTATTTTACATAAATTGAGCAATGTTGGCGATATTACATTTTGCGTTATAACAATGGGTAAAATAATACTTTATATTTTATCAATAAATGTTGAAATATCTGACGAAGATATGAATAAATATATGCAATATCTACATAGTGACGAAAAATTTTTATGCGTTTTTACACATAGTACCTTAGTGGATGCAATTATAATATTTGGCTCATTGGTTAGATGTGGTCCTTTAATGAATAAACAAAGTGAACTTAAATATATATTATATGATGAAAACATAAGTAATAAGTTAGGTGGTATACTTTTAGATAGATCAAAAATGGGTGGAACAACGCAAGTTATTAAAAATAAAGTTGAAAATCGCATGAGTGGAGATGCTCCATTATTTATTGCACCATGTTCAGGAAAAGCTCCTGAAGTTCCCGGAAATATAACAGAATTTAAAGGTAAAGGGGCATTTGTTAATAAAACTAAAATATTACCAGTTATAATCAAATATGAAGATGATAGCCTTAATTATAATGGTGACATGGGCGAATCAATGCTACATTCCTATTTAAAAATCTTTTTAGTTGAAAATTACAAAGTTAAAATTAAAATTGGAGATATGATTTATGCTAACGAAAGTGAAACAATTGAAGAATATAAAGATAGAGTTTATAATATAATGAACGAACAATATAAAGATATGTAAAATTACTTTAAATATGTATAAATGATAGATATTTTTAACTTTGATTTATTTATCAAATATGTATTTGCCCCTCTTAAAGCTATATTTATGGTAATATTTTTACTATTGGGCGTTGGCTTACTTCATAATACAGATTTTAATAATGCTTATATGATTATAATTATATTTTTTAAAATATTTGTATATATATTATCTTATAAAATAGATATTTCTGATAATGACTATAATAAGTATATGGAATATTTATATAGTGATGAAAAATATATTTGCGCATTTAACCATATATCATTACTCGATGGATTCTTATTATTTGCAACATTTCCTAAAATGGGAGTGGTATTGAATAAACATAAATTCTATGAATATTTAAATTATGACGATGATGCAAATAGTAAATCTGGAAGTATTTTTGTTAGTTTAACAGAAAAAACAAATGTAACAAAAAATATTAAAAATTATGTAGATAGTAGGAAACCGGGTGGCCATGTTCTTTCAATAGCGCCATGTGAAGGTAATTTACCTGATGAGCCAAGTGATATTGGATATTTTAATCGCAAAGGTGCATTTGTTAATAAAAGCAAAATACTACCGATTTTAATTAAATATGAAAATTATAGTTTAATATATAGCCATGAACACGAAACTATATTAGGTAGTATATTTAAATTATTTTTAGCGCCAAATAATTTTAAAATAAAAATTAAAATAGGAGATATGATAGACGCTGATGAAAAAGAAACAATATATGAATATAGAGATCGTGTTTATAATATAATGAATGAACAATATAAAGAAATGTGATGTATAAAGTAATATGAAGGATATTGGTATAATATTGGCATCAACAACATCTGGGGGTATTGGATATAAAAATAGCTTACCTTGGCGCATTCCCGAAGAATTAAAAAAATTCAAAGAAATTACATCGAAAGTAAATAATATTAAAAAGAAAAATTGTGTAATTATGGGTAAAAATACATGGTATTCAATACCAAATGCTCCTTTGAAAAATAGAATTAATATTGTAATATCTAATAATGAATATGAAAAACTCAAAAGAGAAATAAATAATGATGATGATGTTAATGTTGTAAATAGCTTTCAAGATGCTATTAATTTTGTAAATAGAAATGATATTATTGAATCTGCATTTATAATAGGTGGCTCTCAATTATATAATGAATGTCTAAGTAAACATATTGGAAAAATAAAATATGTGTATATGTCATTAATTTTTGATAGAAATTATATTTGCGATAGCTTTGTTAATACTCAACTAATTTATAATAATTTTAATATCAATAAAAATGATATTAATATAAATGACAAATATATTAGTATGATGGGTATTAATAAAAACTATCCTGTAATTATTGATGAACCAGTTGACTAAATTAATAATTTACAAAGTAATTGTTCTATATAAATTGGTTCTTTACATTTATTAGTTTGTGATAATAAATAGTCTATTTCTGCTCCTATTTTAATTATTTCCTTTTTTAATTTATTTTTACAATCTAAATGATATTTTTTAGCTAATTTAGGATATTTATAATTGAAATATATATTATTATCGTCAATTAATTTTAAAAAATCTTCGATAATATTACTTATTGTGATATTATATTGACAACATTTAAAAGATATAATTCTTATTTCTTCTATATTTTTGGAATTAAAATTTTTTATAAATTCGACAAAAGGCGGATAGTTATAATTAATAAATGAATTAGTTAACAAGTTGTTACTATCGGGTCGCGATTCATTATCAGTAATAAATATTGCATTTACTATATCACGCGATTTAGTTACAGCAAAAATTTCATTTAATGACATATCTAAATAATTTGCATAAATATAGTTAATCTCATCAAAAGTAAAAAGAGGTATTCTAAAAGAATTATATCTACTTTTAATTGGCATCTCAATTTTTGAAATATGATGTGTTGATGATATAAATGTAATATTACTTGAAAAACGTTCTAATAATATGCGAAATTCATAGAAATTTCTATATAATATATCTATATGTTTTAAAATTATTAAATGTTTTTCAAGACTTATACTTTTTGTATTAACAATATGTAGTAAAAAATTTGTTAGTTTATCGATATTTTTAATATTATCAGGATTCATTAAATCGATTTCTATGAAATTTTGATTTTCATTATAATAAATACATTTGTCCCATATATGACATGTTCTATATATTTTGCTTTTATTAAATTTTCTTTGTAATATAATATCGATCAATAAGTCTAATGGAAAACCGTGAGAACAGTATAGTAATAAATTATTTGGAGATATTAGTATATTTTTAACTATAATATTATAATTGAAATTATTATAAATAATATCTGGAAACTTATCTTGCAGCTTTTCCCATGCACTTATTATCATATAAATAATAATATCATTATATTATATAATATTATTAATTTTATATGGACTTATTTGGTGATTGGTTTAATGATAATTTACAAGTTAATAATTATCCATTTAATCATATTATTATTGATAATTTTTTATCAGATTATTATTATAATACTATTATTGAATCACTTCCCAAAAATATTGAAAGTTTTTGGAAATATTATAACCCCATTGAAGTTAAATATGTATTAGATAAAAGAAGCCTTTATAATATTAATATTAATAATTTAATTGATAAAATGTGTGAAAATGATTTTATTAATAAATTAAAAGATATGTTTAAAATTGAAGATATAGAAGCTGATACGACATTACATGGTTCAGGATTACATTATCATCCGCGATATGGTAGATTAAATATGCATTTAGACTATGAAAAACACCCGATATTAGAAAACAAGCAAAGACGTTTAAATATTATTTTTTACTTAAATGATGAGTGGAAATCTGAATGGAATGGTGCTACGGAATTATGGGATGCTAATATGTCTGAATGTGTAACTAAATGTTATCCTGCAAAAAATAGAGCTATTATATTTGAAACAACTGAATTAAGCTGGCATGGTGTTCCAGATAAAATAATGTGTCCAGAAAATTTTTATAGAAAAACATTGGCACTTTATTATATTTCTCCTTTGATTTCTAAGTCAGAGTCTAATAAATTGGGAGCAAATTCTTCAGGATATAGGACAAAAGCCATATTTGTCAAAAGACCACTTGATAATTATAGTGATAAAATGGAAAAATTATATAAAATTAGACCACATAGAAGAATTACTGACGATGATATAAATGAAATATGGCCCGAATGGAATATAAAGATTTGATAATCATTATAATTAAATAATGTATATAGAAATATTTGAATTGGATAAAAATAATTTATATAATTATACTCGTGAAGATATAAAGACGATTTATAAAAAGATAGCTCTTGAATGTCATCCAGATAAACTATGTAATATTTCAGATGAAAATATTAAGAATTCTAAAATAGAAAAGTTTAAAAACGCCAGTATAGCTTATAAAAAAGCATTGGACGATTTTGATAATTATGGTTATCTAACTGATTTTAGCTACGATGATTTCAATTATACTTTTGATGATTTTAGCAACAATTATGATATGTATAAAAATATGGATATACAATATTGGAAAGATATATATAATGAATTTTTTTCGAACAAAGAGGAAATCGAAAGAACATTTGTTAATGTGGCTAAAATGTTTATAGATAAGGGGATTAGTGGTCGGAAATATTACAATCCGTCAACTTCTGTTATAAATCATAGTATAGTATTACCATTATCATATTATGATTTAATAAATACACGCAAGAAAAAATTACAAATAACATTAAAAGGTGTTGAAGAACCATTTAATATTAGTGTTTTATGTAAAAATGAATATCCGTTTTTAAAAAGACAATATATAGATGATAATGGTATAGAACACGAAATAGATATTAAAATGATTTTATCAAATCAAAAAAGTAAAACAGGATTTAAACATGAATTTAATCAAGATGGTACTATTGATTTAATAACAAAAATAAATGTAAATTTGCGTGATTATATTATGGGATCTAATAAAATTATTAAATATATTGATGGAAATTGCATTGATATACAAATAAAACCATTTGATTTAAATAAAATTTTTATAAATAATAAGGGATTGCTTGGTGGTGATTTAATTATTAATTTAAATTATAAGAATATAAATATAGATGAATGGAATATTATTAATGATGAAGACAAGGAGTTAATGATAAGCATTATAAATAAAATTTATAAATAATTGCAGTATGAAAAATAAAAATTGATATAAGAATATAATACATTATATAGTATGTAGTGGTTAGTATTCTGTAGAGGATACATGCAGCAATTCAAAAATAATATTGAAATAATTCTATCTTATGGATAGAGTTAGTATTCTGTAGAGGATACATCCAGCAATTCAAAAATAATATTGAAATAATTCTATCTTATGTGGGTATCAGTTAGTATTATTTTTTTTGTCATTGTAATATTTACACACTATTTCAATAAATTTTGTTCTATTTTTTTCTTTTTGAATTCTTCTAATTCTAATAAAAAACCCAGGCATTTATTTTTATGATTTTATTATACTTAATACATAATATCATTTTTTATTTAAAAAAATGTTATATTATATTAATTAATATGGACACAAAAAATTATAATGATAACACAATCAATTTAATTAAATTATGGCATCATATTAAAAATAATATTAATAAGGAAAAAAAATGTTCTAATAAAATTAATTCTTTTGATTTTGCAAATTCACTTTTAAAAAAATCAAATGGAAATCTAATAGATTTCCATAAAAAAAATACTGAAAAATTAAAATATAATAAATCATTCAATATAAAAAGAAATGATTTTTATAGCAATTATACTGTAATTACTTGATTTTCTTGGCATTTCAAACTTTATCTATCTTAGATTACATCTTTCACGTTCTTTTAGATATTGAATTTTTGTTTTTTTATTATTTAAAATAAACTTATAATTTTTATTTATTGGAGTATATAATATCTTATTATTAGAAATTTTATTATTATCTTTTTCTTTATCGAGTTCTATTTTATTATTCTCAGCAATAATGCTAATATCATATATTTTTTTGATATCTGGACAGCTTGAACATCTTGATATTTTTGGCTTACTTTGATTTTGCATACACACAGTATTAGTAGTTATAATTAGAATAATAGTAATGTATCTAATAATGAAGCTCAACATCATTTAATAATATAATAAGTTAATGTAACTATCAATTTTTACACTTTAATTAAACATTGCTATTATATTTTTTATATTCTTCTAAATTCTGTGTTCCCATCTCTTTGTTACATTTTTCACATACAGGCATTAAATTATCTAAAATAGTTTTACCACCTTCGACATGTGCTTTAATATGACCACAATGCATGTCTTTATATTCCAAAGACTTATTACATGTATAACATATTCCATTATTATTATCATTATTAATTTTATACCATGTTTGTCTTCTTAGTTCTGTAGTAATTTCTTCACGTTTTTTTTCTTTTTTACTGATATTATTAAAAAAATGGCAAATATCATTTAGTGACAAAGTATCATTATTAATTAATGCATTTATTGCTATATCAAGCCATTCAAAATTTCGCATAATAGATAAATAACAAACATTACATTTTGCTTTATTAGCTTTCTCTTTACATTTGTCAAAATATCTTTTATATTTATAAAAACATTTAATATTTTCATTATCAAATGCAAAATTAGAAATCGAATCCATGTGATTATTGATATCAATTATTAAATTAAAAACTTCTTTGATACTTTTATTAATAGGTTCTAATTTATCTTTTAAATTTCTATTTTTGATATTCAATAATAAGCTATTATATGATATATGTGGTATATTTTTCCCACCCGGTCCTTCTAATTCGTGAATATACACTCTTGTAAAAGTATTTAATAATAACTGGGCCAAATCTCTATCAAATTGTACTATATTACCGATTGGTTTAATTGGAGAATTTTTATTGATTTTATTGAAATATTCTTCAACTTCTTCATAGCTATCGACATTATAAATAATCAAAGGAATATTTATATCAATATTATATCCCAAATCTTTTAGTCTTGAATAAACAACTAATCTGTGCTGCCCGTCTAATAAGTATCCAATTTTATCATTTTTATTATATGCTATTGTATAACTTTGTAGTAATGAAAAAGATGCGTATTTAGTATATTCTATTATTTGATCATTTACCATTTCTTGAATATGAGATTCATCAAGCAATCTTTGCAGATCTGGAGTTTCAAATTTGTTAATTAAATTTTCTATTTTTTCGATTACCATTTTTGATCTATGGTGTTCCATGCGATTATGGTATGTGTTATTTTATTATCGAGGTATTTTTTTATATAATTTAATATTATAATATTGTGTTTATTATAGAATATCTTATGGCAAAAATACCAAAAGACGCAATATGTATTAGAAATACGAGTTCATGGGCGCATGTGAGACCTTATCACAAATTCGATTCTCCAAAATTTAATAAAGATGAAGTTCTCAAGGATATACCATTAATGTCTCCTAAAATTCATGCAATGTTAAATAAAATTAGAGAACTTGATGAAGAAGATATGAAGAATGATGGTAAATATTTTAAACATATAATTTATAGTGACGTTGCTGGTGTTAATGGAGCGAAAATGGTAGCATCTTCAATGGTTGCGTATGATTATCAATTAATTTATAACAAAGGCACATTTGTTAAAGATTTGCCACCATCTGATTATACTTTTGGATTATTAACTTCTTCTACTGTTTATAAAAAACCATTAAGTGTTAAACTAAAAAAAAATATGATGAAAACGATGAATGAAAGACCAAATAATATTCAAGGTAAAAATATGCGTTTCGTAATATTAGATTCGGGATTCAAGGAGGGTATTGATGTATTTGATGTTAAATATATGCATATCTTAGAACCTTTAACAACTAAAGCTGAAAATACACAAGTTATAGGACGAGGTACTCGTTTTTGTGGGCAATCTGGCCTACCATTTAAACCTGAATCCGGATGGCCTCTTAATGTTTATAGATATAATATTAATTATAATGATAATATGACTCTTCATGACTTATATATTAAACATAGTAATCAAAATATCAGTGCTTTAAATTTTTCAGCAGATGTTGAAGAAATTATGATTGCTTCCGCAGTTGATTTACCTTTAACTGAAAATATTCATATGTTGAGCACTAAAAATAATAGATTCTATGATTCTATTATAAATTTATTGAGTAATAAAACATCATCAAAATCATCGTCTAAACGTCCTAAAAAAGATTTAGTTAAAATTATTAGCAATATACATGGTAAAATCTTTACAAATGAAGAAAAATTAGACTGCAAACAAAATTGTAAAGGACCATTTGAAGAACTTGAAGATGCTACTGCTATATTACTAACCGCTGTTGTTTTAGATGTTGACAAGATTGAAAATAATAATTATAAATCTCGTGGTAAAAAAATATTAGGCAAAAAATTATTGAATAACTTTGTTCCTGATGGCAAATTATTAAATGCATTACAAGAATCCCGTCCCAAAGGCATATTATGTAATTATTTAGATAAGCGTAAAAGCTATTGTGATTCAGTTAATAAGATTTGGCTAAGACCTTTATACACATTTAAGATATTTGGTGATAAAATACTTGAAAATCTTAAATTCTATAAAAGTAAAAAACAAATAACAGACAAAAACTACGATATAGCAGTAAAATATATACAATATTATATTGATAAATCTAAAATTAAAAAGGAACCAATACTACCTGTTCCACCATTAGAAAAATTAAATAATTTAGATTTATATAAATATATAAATAAACACTATAAAACTTTCAAATGGCCTTTATTAGAAGTTAAAAATAAATGTGTCAAGGAAGATGACTCTAAAAACAATTCTAAGTCGGAGAAAAAGGATTATGAAATTGTCAAATTTTCTAATACTCAAGCATTCGTGCAAAATTTCTTAACACCTGAATCTCCTTATAAAGGTATCTTTTTATATCATAGTGTAGGTTCAGGTAAAACATGTACTGCTATTGCTGCTGCAACTAAAAGTTTCGATGAAAATGATTACACAATTTTATGGGTAACACGCCATACTCTAAAAGAAGATATATGGAAAAATATGTTTGAAAAAATATGCAGTATTAGAATTCGCAATATGATTAATAATGGTAGAGCATTACCTAAAAATAGATCTGATAGAATGGCTCTTTTAGGTAAAAACTGGATACAACCAATATCTTATAAGCAATTTACCAATTTAATTAAAGGAAGAAATAAATTTTATCAGCAAATGGTAGCAAGAAATGGTAGCGAAGATCCATTTAGAAAAACATTAATAATAGTCGATGAAATACACAAAATTTATAGCAATACCTTATCTGGGTTGGAAAAGCCAAATCCTGAGGTATTACAAGAAATGATACAAAAATCATATAGTATTTCTAAAAAAAATTCATTAAAATTATTATTGATGTCTGCTACTCCTATTACAGAGGATCCTATGAGTGCTATTAAAATACTTAATTTATTACTTGAAGGAGAAGATAGATTTCCTGAAAATTTCGATGAGTTTAAAAATGCATATTGTAATGAAAATGGCTTATTTAATGAACAAGGTTCAATGATGTTTATAAATAAGGTTTCTGGATTAATAAGTTATATCGATAGAAGTAATGATCGTAGTCAATTTTCATATCCAGTAATGAATGATATAATTCTAAATATTAATACAGAATATTCCAGTAACAGAAATATATTAGAACTCGATGATAGAATCTCTGAATTAGAAGATGTAAAATATAACTTAGATAAGAAAACAGAAAAAGTAAGAATTAAAGAACTAACTAAAGAAATTTACGATATTAAAAAAGAGAAAAAGAGATTGGCAAAAGAAAAATTGGAACCTAAGAGCATTATAGATTATGTAAATAAATGTTTCACTAAAGCAAAACTTAAAAATATACAAACTGTAGCGCAATAAGTTTTTGCCGCGTAATAATTTATCTAAGAATTTTAGCAAATGATAATAGATATGATATTGTTATATTCTTTAATACTTGCTGCAATATTATTTAGCATTTATTTTTATATTGCTACAAAAGATATTGATGAAGAAGATGAAAATTATGAAAAGAATAAGGAATTATTTACATTTAATAATTTTATAATATTTGGCATTATATATATATTCGTATTTACATTATTATATTTAGCATTTGATGACGGGACTACATTAGTTTCTTTAACTGGTGGTATGTCAAATGAAGAAGATTATAGTAAATCTAATAAAATATCTAAATCAAATATTGTAGATCCTTCTGTTTTAAAACATAATAATGATCCTATGAAAGCTGGATTTGAACCATATAATAGCAATAGCTCGAGTAGTGGTGGAGAAACATCTTCTGATGATAGTGGTAGTGCTTCTTCGAATGAAAGTGCTGGTTCCGAATCCGATTAATATTATTTTTATATTTTTATTTAATTAGAATTATGAATAAAAATATAGTTTTACAAAAAATAAAAAGTATTTGGTAGATCAAGGAGATTGTTTAAACATATTAAAATATACATAATTATAGTGAATTATTTTTATATAACAAGAATTTTGTTATGATAAAAATTCCGTATAATAATATGAATAAACAACTATACAATGAATATAATGATATTATTTGAAAAATTGTTAAAAGTGATTATGATAAAGATAACGCATTAATTATTATTAGTGATTATAATAGAACTGAAAAAGAGACTTTCTTAACTTTTTAAAAATTGACTTAACGAATATAAATATTCAGTTAAGTAATATGACAAACAATAAACCTACTGCAAAACAGGTTAGAGATGCTGGATTAGATAAGTTCTATACAATACCAGCGATATCTAATAAATGTCTTGATATTATAGGAACTAAATACAATTGGGATGATGATTGGGATTTAGTTGTTGAACCAAGTGCAGGCAATGGTAGTTTCTTAACAAAAATTCCTACTTCTAAAAAAATAGGTATTGATATTGAACCAGAACATACTGATATTATAAAGAAGGACTTTTTCGATTATGAGCCACCATCGGATATCAAAAATATTCTTGTAGTTGGAAATCCACCATTTGGAAGGGTAAGTTCATTAGCAATAAAGTTCTTTAACCATTCTGCAGAATGGAGTAATGTAATCGCATTTATTATACCTAAAACATTTAGACGTGTTAGTCTTCAAAACAGACTTCATAAAAAATTTCATTTGATATATGACGAAGAAATACCATCTGAACCATGTTCTTTTAGTCCTCCTATGCAAGTTAAGTGTTGTTTTCAAATATGGGAAAAAAAAGATGATGATAGAAATATTGTTAAACTTGCAACTAAACATGCTGATTGGGATTTTCTACCGAATGGTCCACCTGATAACAGTGGACAACCAACACCACCAAAAGGTGCTGACTTTGCTTTATTAGCATATGGTGGAAATTGTGGTAGAATAGTAACAACAGGACTTGACGCATTAAGACCTAAAAGTTGGCACTGGGTCAAAGCAAAAATAAGCGTGTCTTTATTAATAGAAAGATTTAATTCATTAGATTATTCAATAAGTAAAGATACGGCAAGGCAAAACTCAATTGGGCGAGGAGAACTTGTTAAGTTGTATTCAGAGTCTTTCGATTAAAGAGTTTCATCATTTACTCTATATTTCATTATATCCGTCCAACATTTATCACCATACAAAGGTCGCAGTGCATACTCTTTTTTATTATTCTCGTCTTTCAAATTAGCAAGAGTTATTATACCATGTTCCTTATTCGTGCCATGTGCATATCCGCCATATTTTGCAATAAGATTGAGCATATCTTCCTTAGGAACATTAAATACATATAAATCACCTCCTGTTTCAACATTTTTGCTACTAAGGTGATATGCTGTGAGGATATAATAATCGACATCGTGAGATACGCGCAACTGAACCCAGTTGAATTTATTGTGCTTAGCACCTCCAAGTGATGCTTTTATCTCAGCGTTTTTATTGTCCTTTGAACAATCGCCATTACATTCAGAAGCAGTATTTTTGACGAANTTATTCTTAANGAGAATATACTTTTCAAGAAGTGGTCCATATTTCTGTGCNGATACATTATTTACNACACAATAAATGTGTGCNTTTTTAAGNGTTGTTTCCTTCATAATTTCTTTTTCNTGGTTGATAGTNGAAAGAGCAAGATGATCCTTCAGTTTCTGGATAGTCTCTTTTTCGACACTTGTAGAAGAAGCCATGTATTCGGTAATTATCGTTGCGTATTGTAACACATCTGTTGGCTGTCATTTTTTACAGAAAGTCGTCCATATAGCTCTCCTTGATTTTTTGAACAGTATAATAATTCAATAAAGTATCATATTTTGGTATTTTATTATTATTAATTAATTTACTTTCATCAATAAAAAAATCATAATATGTTAAGTTATTATCATAATCATATTTTTCTAACTCATTCCATTTTGATTTATTTGACAATATAGAATTAATTTTATTATTTAAATTATCATCAATATCTTTGAAAATATTTTTAATTTCACTTATTTCTAATATTTGATCAAAAGCAATATCTGGCTTCTTTTGTGGTAAGAAATGATGATCATCGTCAAAATTGCCTTTAAATAAATTATCTAAATATTTATCAAAAGTATTTATTTCTTTACTTAATCTATAAGGTTCTTTATATAAATAGCCTTTATAAGTTATACCCATGACGCCACATATTTTTTGATAAAATAATGATACCACTCTGTTATAAGGATTTCTATAAATAAGAATTTTTTTATAATCCTTATATTTGTCTAAATTATTAACTAAATAATCTATATCTCTATTTTGTATTCCATGATGTTTATCTTCAAAAAAATCTTCATTTATACAATTTGGATATGTTAGATAGGTGTGTATTATTCTAACTGTACTACATCCACTTTTAGCATAAGTAAATAATATATATTTATAATCGTCATTTATCACATGCATAGCTGATGTTACTTTATTACTCATTAAAAATGGATTTTGCAATATATAGTTATATCAGATAGTCTTTATACTTATTATTTTTTGAGTACATAATTTTATTTTTATTAGATTTTTATAAACTTTTTAAAATTTTAAGAGATTTAGAGAATTATGTACTCATTTCTTCTTCCATTTCCTCCATTTTTATTCTGCTATTGTTTATTAAATCTCTGATATTCTCTATTTGTTCCTTATAATGTTCTTGGGGTTCCGTAAGTAATACCAGAGATATTAGTTGTTGAATTATTTGCTCATATATTTTTAAATCCATATCGACACATATTTCGTCTTTGTTTTGTTTTGCAAAGTTTTGCATTATACGTCCTTTATTTTTGATTAGTTCCTTAATTAACACATTAAGATTCTTATAAATAAACTCATCATCATCTTTGACTAAACAACTTTTGGCATCATGATATTTAATATTATTATTTTCTGGAAACTCTTCATTAAAGTGAATTTCTTTTGTGAGTAATGTTGGAATATTATAAACCTTTTTGAAGATTGCTAGCATTTTATCATAATCTAAATAATC